TACTTATCAATGAGTTGATCCAGAGCGCCATCCAGATCGATATTGGGATCAGAAAAATAGGAACGGACGTTGACATCAATCTCGCCAGCGCCAGAGTCCCCTGTATTGTTAGCCCCAAACAGAAGATTACCACTCGTATCATTAACTTTGATATAGTTAAGATAGTTGAATCCTCTGTATCCAGTGGTTGCAGTAAGTTCCTGATCAAGTTCAAAGTCTTCTTTTGTATTTCCATCAGCAAAGGAGACTCTATTGTTTTGTAGTTGGAGGTTGTCAACGCCACGATCAGCAATCTTGACGTAACCACCTTGGATACCGCCAGCGTGATCCCACTCAGTTACATCAAAGTCTTCTTGGGAGAAGGATGCAAGACCCTTCTGAGGTGTCAGAGCAGATCCGAGATATCTCCAAGACCCTGTATCGGAGGTATCTGTGTGTGTCGGTTCACCGCCGCCAGCGTTAATAGGAAGGATAGCCTCATACAGGCGATCATCTCCATTCTTGACCTTATCATAACGAGCGTAAGCGGTGGCATTATCATAGACGGGTGCCAGAGTACCTTCTCTTGCAGTAGAGATAGGTGCAGTGACGGCATAGGTTAGACGACCATATCTGTCAACAGTAAATTCAGTTGTATTGACTGTCTGGTGAATCGTACCAGACTCTGCAACAGAAGTTTCTGGTTGATCCAGTGAGACAGAACCAGTTGGGTTGTAAGAACCAACAACGACTGGCGTATCAGCAAGGTCCACCAGCGGGTTGCCAGTCTGACCGTTAGCATTAGAGGTAACAATACGACCAGGAGCACCAGTTACCTGACGTGTGGCATATGTACCAGAACCAGTTCTGGTCAACATACCAAGTGTTGAGATGGCAACAATGGAGGTTAGGTTAGGGTCTAACGTCTGTGCGTCAGTAATACCGAATCCTGCCAAAGTAGTGGGGTTGTTGCCTGTAACAACACGACCACGAGAGTCAATGGTCAACTGTGTGTATGTACCAGTAGCATTCAGGTCCTCCTCATCATAGTGAGGCAGACCAGGTTGGTAGTTCAGTTCTGCCGTGATGTTGATGTTAGCAGAACCATCAAACGAGGCAGAACCTGACATGTCACCCGTCAGGGTGAAGTTTCTAGCGTTGGCAAGTCTAGTTGCAGTAGCAGCGTTACCAATCAGTGAGGCAGTAATGGCACCTGCTTCAAAGTTACCGTCAGCGTCTCTCTTTACCAGAGTGTTGGCAATGTTAGAGTCTGCTTCCAATGGTCGCTCATATTTAAGCGAGTTCCACTGAGTCACACCGTCCCCGATTTTCAGACGAGAGGTATCTAGTTCAATACCAAGTTCGCCTTGGGCGAGGATAGGATTGACGTTTGCCCACTGCTGAGCGCCGTCACGTCTTAATTGGATTCTATTTGCCATTGCTTATCGAACGCTAGCAGGGTCAGGTGTCTCTTGTCTATTTATACCCAAAACAAAAGGGGACCCGAAGGTCCCCTTTGTCATTCTTCGGTTGTTTCTTCTGGTTCATCTTCGTCGGGTGGATGAAGATATTCCAGAGTTTCGATTGCTCCCATGAGTTTCAGAGCGGTCTGTTCGTTCTCACGAATCTTTTGTTGCATCTCTTTCGTCTCTTGGATGATGTTGTTATAACGAGTACGAAAGTTATTCAGAAGATCCTTGGGATCTTGTGTTTCAGTCACGTCAGCTGGCATTACTTACTCTCCTTGTTTACTAATTGCAAAAGCAGACTCTTGATGTCCGACACATCAGATTTTAGATCATTCACCTCTTGTTGTAAAGAGGAGAAGTCTTGTTTTTTCTTTTGTCTTTCTCGATAGGACTGCATGTAACTATCATAGACATCCTTATCGCGGAGGAGGATAGCATTAGAATCCTTGTCTCGAAAGAGACCACGGTTCTCGTCCCCCTCCACTGGTATGTATTTAGGTACTCCGAACTTGCTCATGATGCGAATGCGATTGCTCTCATATCTTTGATCAGTGGTACTTTCGCTTGGTTCTTAGACTTCATTACGATCTTAATCTGGAATGCTTGGAACTCCTCGCCTTCGACCACGTATTCAAAGTCTTCCCACTCTTCCTCACCGACGTTAGTTGAACCGACTTCGGGGACTGGGATTTTCTGGAAACCAATATCATTCATCTGCTTCTCGGAACCAGGTTTTTGGATACGATAGTAGATGTCAATGTTAGAATCACCATAACGCTGCATGGATACCATAACACGAATGGATCTAGAAACGTTAGCAAGTCTAGCAACTCTTGTCAAGTAAACAGCATCGTTCTGGTCACCGTAAGGCAGTGTAGATACATCACCCTGTGGGTTGATTTCAGATTGCAGACCCAGTATCTGAGGTCCACCTTCCCAACTATTGATCTTATTAGATGTTGTGATCACAGACACACGGTCAAGGTCAACCACAGGTGAGAGGTTGTTTACGCTAGTGTCAAAATTGATCTTCATAGTCAAAGACTTGTTACCTTCCAGTTTGTTTGCTTCATTAATCTTGGAGCAAATCATTCTGGGGTTGTCGAAGTAGTTCTCATCATTAAGTTGGATGTTGTCATATACACCGTTGTTCACGAAGGATGCTTGGTCAACAACAGTTCCACCGTTACCGATGGATGTACCAGATGTAGTATTCAGTGTTGGAGACACACCAGTTTCCTTGAACTGCATGATCTGGATGGTAGGTGTGATCAGTTCAAACGGAATATTCTTGGTTGCCGACACTCTGTATCCACCAGTTCTAATGCCAGCAGTTGCAACAGATTGTGTTACTAAGGTATAAGAATCAGTCGTGGGATCTTGGATGCTGGTGTGTACCTTATTGATCTCCGTCAGAGGAATACCATCAAGGTTGTAACAAGCAACCGTAGTACCAGTAGGCCATTCTTGGGCAGCAGTACCATCATTTGCTCTACCCGAAGGTGCAACAGTAATAGTCTGACCATCATCACTGATAGCAGAGTATGCGATAACTTCCTTAGTTACCAAAGGCAGGATCTCGAACCAGCTCTCAGTAGCACCATCAGAACCAGGCAGCGCACCAACACGAGGAGGTGCAGGTCGCGACGTGAGCATAACATAACCAGGATTGGTAGTAGAGATTGCTCTACCGTTGATAATCTTATGGAAAGATCCAGCGTTAGCAACACTAATTGTAGTAGCACTACTAGACAGAGTTGCAGTCAACTCAGTCGGCGGAATCTCAGACTCAACGTTCTTGATCTCAACGTTGTTGGATCTGTTGTGCATACCGTGGTTGGCGTGGATGACTGCAACCTTCTTATCTTCTGTACGAGTAGAAGGAGCAATAGCAGGGTATGCGATGTAGGAGTCACCACTGTATACAGCAGAAGTCATTGTACCCGACACACCACCTGGTTCAGACAGGGTGTCGTTAGCGGTATCAAACTGACTATCAACATAGTTAGCAGTGATGGTCTGTGTTCCTCCATCGTAGGCAGTAACCACAGCAGTAGCACCAGAAGAAGAACCAGTGATAACGTTACCTGCTTCAAATACACCGTTGTTGACGGTAGACATTACAATAGTAACGATAGACTGGGAAGACTTCAATGCTTGGAATGGATCTCCATTACCATCGAGGAAACCTTGCTCAAAGTCACCAACGATGCCAGTCACAGTCATTGTCTGTGGGTTCGAGGTGGAGTCAAACTCTTCGATTGTACCCTCAGCACCAGAAGGAGTCTGGATGACACGAGCACCAATCGTGAAGTTATATGATTGGCCAGTCGGGAATGTGATCTGTTGCTTAGGTTGGATAGTAACCAGAGGGTTGACGTTCAAGGAACTAATACCATCGTTACCAAGACCCAGTTCGGCGTTGGTAAATGTTGCATTACCAACCACACTCGTATTGAAGACAGCACGATATAGATTGAACTTCAAGTCTTCATACTGGTCAGCGGTCCACGTAGATGCGTTCTGCGATTTGAAGAGCACACCAGCGTAAGGCTGTTCAGAGATCGTTCTTGTGCCAGTGATATCAATATCACCCATACGTGAGATCCAGACCTTATATTCGTTGGAGTCGGAGAACAATACAAAGCAGTGTTCCTCAGATTCGGGGATGAATACAGGTGCAGGGAAGTTGAATCTGGTAGCAATAGAAGCGTTATCAGAAACTTCAACCTCGCTAGGTCTCAGAGTAACATCAGAGAAGGGCAGGATGTCCTTAGTTGGATAACCATTTTCCATAGGACGGATCTGCATGGAGATGGGAATCTTGGTATCTTTTGTACCGAAGAAGATGTCCACACCTGTCACAAATGTACCACCTTGCTCTTCTAGCAAGAAGGACTGTGCCAGAGGGTCCCACCAACCAACCTGTCTGGTGTTGGTACGAACAGAACGAACTGTTCTTCTTTGAGTAACGGTGTCTCTAACAACAGTAGCGTTACGAACAGCAAGGATGTTTTCTTGCAGAGTGTTGAGTGTACCTCTTGCTGTATATTCTGCCTCAGCAGCAGAGTCAACAGCACCTGGCAGTCTGCTATCTTGCTCAGAAGAAGACAGACGGAAGACTCTGGAACCAGTTGCCCAACGTGGGTTAGAATCGTTAGCAGGGTTAGGAATCCAGAAAGCACCTTTGATGATACCAACCAGGTCAGATACAAGACGACGGTCCTTCACCACAGCACGAGCACCAGATGTCTGACCTTGCAGAACCTCACCAACTTGGAAGTTACCAAAGAAGTTGGGGTTCACAGTAGCAGAGAGAACTTCGGTGTCGATGTTCAGAACACTAGTCTGTGATGCATAAGAGTCGGGCAGAGCATCATTGGTTGCACTGTATGGGTTGGTTGTCAAACCATCATTAGGTGCAGCAACACGGAATCTGCAACCAGACTTACGACCGAAGACAGTTTCACCAATCACAAACGGTGTTTCGTTGGTTTCGCTATCCTCAGAAGAGTTCTTAACGATCTCGATCAACTTAGGAATGATGTAGTTCTGTACGTTGTCGTTATCGAAGAATGCATACATTCTGGTCTTAGGCTTCACACGCTCAACGTCGAAACCGACGTTACGGGAGCGGATCCATGGGATGAATGTACTATCGATGATGCTGTCACCCAGTGAGCGACGGTCAATTCTAGGAACAACTCTGAGTCGAGTACCAGATCTAACCTGACGACGTGTGGTAACAGTGGTCTGAGACGCCAAAACACGTCTAGGCACACCACGAGCAAAAGAGGTCTCTCTCCATGTTCTGCCGTTCTGTCTTCTAGTACCAGTCCAGGTAGTTCTCCAAGCACGCCACTGTACAGGTGCGAAACCTTGGTTGTTGACATTTAGTCTCTGTCTGGTTGCTTGGAAGTTACCTTCAATAGTGGTAACACGAACAGGAGCACGACGTGTGTCAGTCCAGTCATCCGATGCAGGCAGAAGGTCGATACGACCGATGAAAGTAAACACGTTGAACGGGTTCACGTTCTCCAATCTAGAAGCATACGGTTGAACGATGATTGCTTCGTTTTCGTATGGCAGTGTCAGGACGTTAGCGCCGATCTTACCTCCCAGTGCAGGGTTTTCTCTCCACCAGATTAGGTTGCTAGACAGATCAGTTCTGTATTGCAGAGCTACGTTAGTGGTGTAGTGAGACGGTCTGAGGATGCCCTCAGTAAAGTCCATCGAACACTTGAAGTCCTGATTATTAACATCAGAAGAAGAGTGATCGGTAAAGTCATCTACAAGGAATCCATTCTTCAATCTGTCGAAACCGTCAGAGTCGAACGCTTTGAGGTTTCTAGCATCAGATTCCAGCAGTGACAGAGAGGTGTAGTATTCCAGGGACTGCAAGCGGCGATCCATGTTACCGATGTCTTCCATCGTGTAACGACGCTGCTGGTGCAGTGTAATCAGGATGTCTTCATCTACATCATAGACATATGGTTCGTACTGGATCTTCGCCAGCAACATAGCATTGTCGATGTCATCTGCTTCTGGGGGATCCTCAGCAGGGACACCCTTAGACAGTTTCAGATCACCATCATGTGCCATGAACAGTTTGTCCTGTCTAGGCAGATAGTATTCATAGTCAAGACGAATCTGCTCTTCTACCTTAGGAATGTTAAAGATGGTAGAACCACCTGCACCACCAGTGGAGGTAAAGACACGAGAATCGAAGTCAAGAGACTTACAGTTTGTATAGTAAGGTTGCTCAACTGTACCAGAACCAGAAGCAAGTTCACCAACAGCAGGACGGAAGTCCAGAGTATCAGTCAGAAACTTGCTGTTACGGCTAGGTCTTTCTCTGGGAATCTCAGCAAAGTTGATACCAGTATAAGATTGGTTGGTGAAGTAATCACCAGATGCTTCGTGGATGAAGTAGTCAAACACAACTGCCAACTTACGCTTGGGTTCAGATGTGCCTGCCTTTCTCACCAGTTTAGAGACACTATAATAGAAAGATGTCTTGTTAGGATCGAGCTCGAAGTCAGCAGTAATGTTCTTAGAACCTTGTTCCAGAGCACCATCGCCATCATCGATAACAGCAACGAGGTTGTTCAGATCGTCGTCGAAACCATCGATGGTTTCACCAGTGTTAAAGAACTCAGTAGAAACGGGAACAACATACAGTCTGTTATTGGCAGCGTTGAAGGATACCACACGCGCTCTGGCATTAGAGGTACGACCAACAACCACAGTTCCATTGTCGAAGAAGACGTTTTCTGTCAGAGTGATGTAAGGAACCTTAGCATCATCATCGTTCTCAGACTCATATACAGCGTGCAGTTTATACACGTCGTTCAGAGCAAAGGAGATCTCTTCGTCTTCGATACGAGTACCATACAGGTTACCGTATGCCAGACCATAAAGGATAACGTCGTTCTGATTTCTGGTGCGAATGACCTTCATGGTCCTCATCTTCGCAGCAGTCTTAATCTTCTTAGATACTGTGTTGACAGAAACAGCAGCGTTCAGGGTCACCTTAGTGATGTTGTTGACTGTACCACCACTACCATCATTCAGACCAGTAACCAGCAGAGACTGTCTGTTGGCACCAAAGGACACACCGATAGTTGGGTTCTGCTTTTCGGATTCCTCTTCAATGTCGAGGTTAGTACCAACGTTCCAACCATAACCAGTGTTGTCGTTGGCACCCTGAGTGATAGTCAGGTTATAGTTCTCACCATCAAGTGTCGTGAACTGCTCGTTCTCAGGCAGTGTGAAGGTCACGTCACCAGAGGAGAGAGGCTTGTCCTTAAAGGTCTTGATGACAACGAACGATTCGTCAGATACCGACTTGATAGCACGCTTCGGCATGTCAATAGCAAGTTCACCATCTCTATTCACTTTCTCAGTGAAGTAAGGACGGAGACGTGTTACCTGGGTGGCGGGATATTCACCATCAGTGATACTACCCTTAGTTAAAGTAGTATCAATCGTTGCGGTCTGTGTGCCGAAGTCAAAGACAGGTGATAGACCAGTATTCTTTCTATTGAGTGCTGTGTATGCGATGTTGGCAGGATCAATACGCTTGATACGAAGTGAAGTGCTACCTTTATTATCTGTCGCAGTTGGTGAAATGACATCACCAGCGCGGAGGTCGGCAGAGAATACAGTATCAAAACCAACAACGTCTTGATCGGTTGCTTGGTCAACAGTAACAGTTTTACCAATCAGAGCCAGAGATTCTGTCAGGGCAAGAGAAGCAGTGAAGATAACTGTGCTGTTGCTGCTGGACTCATATCCAACCAGTTGTCTGACATCAGATCTCTCATAAGGGTATACTGCATTCAATACGTCCAGAACACGTCCGTCACGTTCAATAACTTCACCTTGCTGGAACTGACCAGACACCTGGTGAACCAGTGCATAGTCAGCAGCGGCAGAGTGTACATAACCTCTGGCACCAGAAGAACGACCCACCAGCATCTCACCATCAATGATGGTCTGAGAGGAAGCGAAGTTCAACGCAGTGAACATCTGGATATCGAAGAGGAAGCAGTTATAGTTATTGCCATCCTTTTCAAGTTGCAGGACTCTTGCCTTACCAATCAGATTACCTCTGACAGCATTAGAAGGACCAGTGCCCAACCAGTCATCTCTAAGGTCAACGACCTGATAGCACTCTGATACGTTCTCACCAGAGATACGAGGCCAACCCCAGACATCATATACTCTTACTGCCTGTGACAGATCGACAGGTACAATCTGGTTCTGACGACCAACAAAGGTACGAGGCTTGGGAGTGTCAACATAAGTGGGTGCCAGAATCTGTGTTCTGTAACCTTTTACATATGCTCTACCAGGACCAACTTCAAGGGCAGCCCAGTTCTCAGATGCTGGTTGTCCCTCAGCAGAGATCTCACCAGGTGTATAGACACCATTGTTAAAGTTATCATTCAGGTGCTCTCTGGCACGTACGTCGAACGTATCGACAACATAGTCACCATGCGTTTCATACGTCCTACGAGCAATCGACTTCTCGATCTCGTTATATTCCGTACGGTCAACAAAGTTCTCAACAGTTGAGTTCCTGATGCGAAGCAGTTCGATGAAGTTCTTATCGGTCTCGTCGTTAATTGGTTTCTTAACAAGTGCAGTCTTAATTCTGAATCGGTGAGCACCAGGAGCCGAGTAATTGGATGCACCAATGGCGTTATCTGTGAGAGACGGGTCATCCTCAGGTGTAATAATTGACTCGCTAACCTCAAATCCGACTCGGTAGGATGGGTTGTTTGTGTATTGGTCAAGGATGATGTACTCAGTTTGGATGTCAACGAAGTGTCCACGGATGAAGTAAACACCTTCACTGATGTATGCCGTAGAACCAACCTGTGCAGCGTCTACTGGCAGAAGTTGAGCAAACGGAGAACCAGTCTCGATCAGGGTGTTACCAAAGGTAATCTCCTGTTCAGCAACCAACTGTTCGTTGTTCTGGAACTTCTTAGTTGTTACATCAGATGTAGTATCCCCAGACTCTACATACTTAATGTAAAATGTGATGTAACCACGATCACTTTGAGTGGCAGGAATCGAGTAAAGAACCTTTGCCTTAATACCTGTGGTGAGACCTTCAATGATCTTACCTTCAAGTTGAGTTCTATAAGTTTCAACGTCCACACCCAGGAATGCCTGCTGGATGAGGATACAATCAACGTTCAAGTCATAACCGACCTGACCAGGGATGACCATCGCACCCTCTTTGAAGAGGTGCTGTCCCATTGCTTCGATCTGATTCTGCAAGATCGACTGCATGGTCGTAAGTTCTCTTGCCTGAATCGGAAATCCAGGGCGGAAGAGAACTCTGTAAAAGTTCTTGTCCTTATCGAAATCGTCGAAGTAAGGAGCAAGGTTTAGATTAGTATTCTGGGGCATCTCTTAGAACTCGATTACGATTTTGATATCTTCAATTTGGTCACCAGCACGAGAAATCGCGCCTCTGTTATCTATATAGATGATTTCGCCAGAGTTAGGTTCGATCTCTGACTTAGCATAACCATTGGTGAAAGACATACCAAGATCGTACTCTGTATTGTTAATAATACGAGTAGATGTACCAGACACAACAGGGAAGTTGATGTCGGGGTCGGCAGATGTACCCGAGGTAGAACCAGTTACGGGGTTGCCGCCTTCAAACTCTGTGAGGTTACCAGTAATCTCAGGGAACACACCATCGATTCTGTTCTGGTAGTATTTCAGAACCTTGGTTGTGGCATTCCAGGAGATAACACGACCACGAGCAGTCACCTGCTGACCACCCACAGTTCTGGACTGTGTGATGATTTCGTCAGTCTGGAACTGTCCAGTGAACGTGGGAGAGAAGATCACTGCCTTTGTAGCGGACAGTGTGATAGCAGATGTCAGTTCTGTTGTGCCGTACTGATTGGGGTTGATCACCAGACCAATACGACGATAGTCGTTATCAGTCGGGAAGTCACCTGAACCTTCGTCGTAGGTAAACTTCGTGTTGATCATTACACGATAACCGCCAAGTTCCTTAGCGGGGTCAGAACCATGACCAGTGTCGGGAGGAATGATAACGTCAATGGCAGCACCAGTACCTGTACCAGCACCAATACCGTTGACTTCATCAATAACAACCTTACCGAAAGTGTATCCAGAACCACCAGAGGTTACTGTGGCAGAAACGATCTTACCACCGTCAACCACCAGAGAAACACGACCACCAACGCCATCGCCCTTGATGGGAACGTTCTCATAAGTACCGTTGTTATAACCAGTACCAGATGCTTGGATCACAACACTGTCAATCTCACCACCAACGGCATCACCAGTCACAGCAACATCGCTGAGAACAGGCATGTAGTCGTTGGAGAAGAATTTCAGAACCTGTCCAACAGGAATCGTATACAGATACTTCCAGCGGTAACCATCAGAAGTTGTGATAATTGAAGTGGATGTGCCAGTAGGCTCAACAGTAGAAGGTTTACCGTTAGGATCAGAAGGACTTGTCCCGTTGTAGATGCACTTATAGACTTGATACTGCGAGTTAACAACGTAGAAGTCTGCGTCGTAAAGTTTCGTAGCACCAGAAGATGCTGTCTTTGTGGAAGAATAGTCATGACGATACATATCATAAACGTAACCCAGACCACCTGTGGTTTGCTCTGGGGGAGTCCAGTCAATACGACGAACCACCTGAATAGTGTCGGACGCAAGCACACGCTTCAAAGAGATCATATCGGAATAGGTATCCGAAAACTCTTGGAACGAGTCCACAGGAGTAGGCGGTGCGTTTTCGTTATCCCACTCTTGGGGACGACCGATAAACACATAGAGACGATCTCTATTAGCGCCTGCAACCAGGTCGGACTGCGTGGGATCGGCACCTTCCAAAGATTTGATAAATCTCTTCGCAGTGAAAATCCTAAATTGATCTGTTAGAAGTGCCATCTTTCAGCAATTACCTTCCTTTTATTTATGGGGTTTACTCAGGTTCAGTTCTGACGAGGTTAGTGTACTCTTGTTTGACGAACTCACCAGTACCACCTGACGACTGACCATTAAGAGTGTCAGAAGTCGTGAACTTATAGGTGTTACCGTTGTTAGTAATCTCTCTCAACTTGATATAGTGATATCCAAAAGCGTCTGCTTGTGGATTCATTGCCTCAGCAACAACAGCAGTTACACCAGTCGATGTGCCAGTAACAGTTTCTCCGACAGAATATAAGGTGTTATTCCAGTTCTTGATTTGGATAGTGGTTGTAGCAATATGCTCAACACCATCACCCAGTTCACCAGCAGTCTGGATAGTTGCTGTCAAAGGAACCAGGTTGGAGTCATAGATCTGATCACCTTGTTGGAACAGGGTGGTGTTCTGACCACCAACCGTTTCTTCAATACCATACAGAGATGAAGCAATACCACCATCAAGACTGATCTCGTTTTCAAAGTCTGTATCAGTATTTACCAGGTCGATGATACCGTCACCCTCACCGTCTAATTCATCATTGTCTTCAAAACGGAATCCTTCTAATGTAGAGAGAGGATCTGTAAAGGTTACAATACTTGAATTCTCATCTTCAATCAAAACGTGAGGTTCCACACCTGTTCCAGACGAAGCAGAAGAACCTGCAATGAACTGAATCACAGCAGTGCTTTCATTAGATCTACCACCATCGATGAATGCCAGTTCATCAACTTGGAATGTCAGGAACAGTTCTCTGGTATTAGGACGCCAGTCATAAACAATAGCGACCTTGTTGGTCTTATCTTCTTCAACTCTTCTAACACGGTCAGACACCGTGAAGGAATATCCAGAGATACCTGTTTGTGGATTTGTAGCAAGGTTGTCGAGAATCACACGCTGGTCATAGCGGAAGTTGATACCTCTATCACAACCAGTAAATGAGATTGGTGTCTTACCTGTATATCTAACAATCTCAGTTCCAACTTGGAACTTACCAGAACCAGGGAATGCTGCTGTTGTTTCTACATACAGCGTACCATCATTTGCCTCAACATCTCTGATGATGGCAGTCATGTTGTAGAAGTCAGAGACGAGAGATGTTCTGTTCCTCTGTGCTCTGATCAGGTTAGTATCACGAGTAAAGATGACCTGAGGTGGAGAAGTGTAACCACCACCAGGATTCAGCAGGTTGATATTAGTGATTCTACCCAGATTAATCTCTGCCTCAGCAGCAGCACCAGATCCACCACCACCAATGATTTGTAGGATAGGGGGAGTCTCGAAGAACTCACCTTCTTCTGATACTGCAATACTTTCAATAACACCGAACTGGTTGACCTCAGCAACACCTTCGGCACCTGAACCACCGCCACCACCAGAGATGACGATAGTGATGTCTTCGGAGGTATAGTTTCTACCGTTGTTCTCAACAGACAAACCCGTCACACCACCAGTGACAGGGACTAGTTCTGCACCAGATCCACCACCACCTCTGAGGTATGCCTCAGCGTTGAAGTATCCATCACCAGGTTGATTGACCTGCAAGAAACTAACAGAACCATCAGCATTTAGGTAAATGTTAGCATCTGCATCAGTAACACCTGGGTCATTACTAACGATATCTAAACGAAGAGGATCGTACCCTTCACCAGGATCGATCACATCGACAGATAGAATCTCACCGTTGTCAGCAATGTTTGCCCTAAGAACAGCGTCTCTGATAGGGGTGCCACAATTACCAATAGACAACCTCGGTGGATCGTTGGGGTCATACCCACTACCACCATTCGTTACGATAACGTCCTTAACTCCATATACAGAGTTAAAGACGGGCTCGATAGTTGCACCTGATCCTGGGACTGTTCTTGGCATTAGACCACCACGATATTACCGACCATGAGAGAGTGAATGTTGCACTGATACACATATGTTGTACCAGCAGCAAGCGTCTGAGGAACTGTCCAGTATTGGACTCCATTGATAGAACCAGTGGTTCCACTAATCTGAGAACCACCGTCAGAAACTCTCAGTTCCAAGGGGTGTCCACTACCAGTTTGATTATCAAATCTGTATGTGAATCCACGATAGACATAGATCGTAGGATCACTTGCATTGGAAAGACCAGGACCATTCACAGTATATGCTGTGCTACCAGAAGCAGTGAAAGCATAACTGACAGTAGGAGATGCTACTCCTTCATATGCAGATTCTCCCCGAATGAGGGATTGTCCTTCATTAATACTGGGTAGCGCGACAGTGTTAGTAATAGTAAGCGTTGACCCAGATACCGCAGTAGTGATCCCAGTGCCACCAGCAATCGTGACAGAAGAATCAGAGGCGTCAGCAGTATACGAACCAGTGTCTCCCGACAGACTTTGAAGGACATTTTGAACTACGTTAGGTGCGTTGTTGGTGATAGTGATAGCACCAGCATTCAAGTTAGTAGTAATTCCAGTACCACCAGTGAATGTAAGTTGGTCAGTGGTAGTGGTTGCAGTTGTAGTGCCGTTATCAGCGCCGAAGGTGGTGAACACATTCTGGTCCAGGTCACCCAAGGTGCCTGTCATATCAATAGTAAGAGTATCACCAACCAGAGTAGTGGAGATGTTAGTGCCACCTGCAATAATGAGGGTATCATTAGGAGCAGAAGCAGTGGTAGTGCCAGTATCAGCATTGACAGTCTCAAATAGATTTTGAGTGGTGCCTGTACCACCAGTTCCCTGCTCATCGTTAGCAGGAGACCACTTACCTGTTGACTCAACCCATTTCAGAACCTGACCATCAGCAGGACCACCATTTACTGTGGTGTCTACATCAGCGAGAACAGTGATGCTCTGGGTTTCATCTACCAGAGGGATCCAAGCAGCAGAGTGAGCGAAATATCCTTTACCTGTGCCATGTACATGGGCAAACATACCATGATGGTTAGTTGCATCAGGTAGATCTGCTAATTCGGCATAAGGTGCATACCATTTGAGGTATCCATCATCACCATCAATATAGGTATATGCAGAACCAGATCCACCTGCCCACAGTTGGATGTCGCCAGTGCCAGTCTGTTTAAGTACGATGGCATCTGCACCATCAGACTGAATCTCATTACCATTGGTATCAAGATTACCAGTCAGCAGGTTATAGTCTGCCCCACGGAAGGCAGGAGTAGGAGTGGTGCTCCATTGGAGAACCTGTCCCTCAGTGATACCAGCACCGATATCAATTAGAATCTCAGTGTTGTTACCAAGACGTTCATATAGTTCATCAAAGTTAGCATTATATTTAATAGCACCGTCTCTTAGGGTATCACCTGTTCCATCATTTGCCGAAGATCCAATACCGACTAACTGCTTTGTCATGATCGTTCTTTTTTTACAGTTCTATTTATGTTGCGTCAAAGGAGGTCTGAGTAGTCGAGAACTTAACCTCAGTAGATGAGAAGTCTGCATCACCCTGACCGTCACCGAATCCAGTTACAACAAGTGTCGCAACATCAGATGTCAGTGGTGAGTTTGTTGCTGGTGTTACACCCAGACCCAAGGGACCACGCACTTCACATCTGAATCTATATCCAGACATGTAGTTAAGTGCGGTAAACTGATAGGTCGAATCGGTTGCACCAGTAAGCACAGCAAAGGAGAATCCACCATCAGTAGATCTATACCACTGATAGGACTTGGGTCCGTCTTCTGGGATAATAGAAGCGGTAATGCTGAATGTGACTGTTTGTCCAACGTTGATGGTAACATTCTGCGGTTGCAGAGCAATCTGGATCGTTGCTGGGACAACAGTTCCACCGCCACCACCTGGGTCGGGGGGTGGAGGTGTAGCAGCACCATTGTTTGGTGGTTGATCTAATGTTTCACGAGATGTTGTTCCCATAAGATATGGGAATATTGCTTCCAGATTGTTCTCACTATCTAATTCAGTGGTTAGGAAGTAAGCATATGTACCGTCTTGGAACTCTGGTGTAATACAGAATCTTCCATTATGGATGTCCATATTACCAAGACCCTCAGAGTATTCCCAGTCCTGTATCAGAGATCCAGCAGGGGGATTCTGTTGGGTATCACCATAGGTAGGTCTACCCGCTATTTCTTCTGATCTAACTCGGTAAGAACTAGTTGCAAGACCTATGTTACTATCGTTGTCCCATGGGTCTGAATAGAGATAAGGACCATAGATAGGAAAACCATCGAAAGCATAACCAAGAATCTTAGAGTGACCATCAGGATGTCTCAGGTTGTCGCCATTGTACTGGGACGATCCATAGTAGTCGTTATATGCTGCCATGACAGAATTGTCCTTCCAGCATTCTAGGAAGTGAGTGTCATGATAATGATATTGCCCTGTGTTTTCAGGGTGCCCACCACAGTTGTCATCACCAAAACTTACTGGCGAGTCTTCATAGTGTGCATTCCAGTTGAATCCTGTCGGTGGGTTTCCACCTGCTCCTGCGGAGGGATTGTAAAACACCACCCCATTAGCAGCAACACCCACAGCACCAAGAGGTGTATTCGTACGCCCATTCCTTTGATCATAATAAGTGTATGTTCCAGCATGACCAGATCTAGTAAAGTCCATGATCAGTTCCAAATACTGATCGCTAGCACGCCAAAATTCACCCGCCACAGCAGTCTGCTGGGTTCCCCTATATGTAAACACTGCTTTGTGTTCATCAGGAGTACCTGCATCAAACACAAACAGGATCTTGTCACCAACTCTAATAGCAGAACCTAACAAATCGTTGTCATTTACTGACAATGGAATCGTAATAAAGAAACCATCGTGAGCAAAACTATTGTCATCAAATGTTCTAGTAACACCAAAGGTGCCACCTCTATAATAAAAGTCGTGATTGAAATCCTGCTCAGTTACCTGATTTGGATTATTGACATTGGGAAACGTACCGTAGAGGACGGGATCGGGAAGACCATCGCCATCTACGGTGAGCGTTCTAGTGCCAGCGTTATATTCAGCGGTTGCTGTCATTGGACTTTTTGACTATTTATTGGAAGATCTGAGTCGGGTTGAAGTTGGTGATGATAGTAGCACCAGTCTGAACTGTGAGGATCACAGAGTTGGAGTAGACAGGTGTAGCACCAGCAGCAGTGATTGCCACGCGGAATTCATCACCGTCATCTGCCTGTTCAGCAGCATTAGATGTGTAGACCGCAGTGTTCTGACCAGTAATGTTGTTCCAGTCAGTCTCACCATACTGCTTACGCTGCCACTGATAGTTCAGAGGTGTAGTTCCGACTTGGTTATCAGAACTGTTCACAAACTGACCGATTACAGTAAACTGAGCAGTCTGACCTTGGTTCACGGTCACGTTCACAGGTTGTGTCACGATGTTGATGTAACCAGGTGTGATGATAATCGGGTTACCCTGAGCGTCAGTACCTTCGCCAGCGTAGGTGTCGAAACCTTGGTTGACAGCAGGTCCAATCGGGGGCACGAAGTCATCATCAACAGTAGTCTCAACTGCGACGACTGGTTGTGCGTAACCAATACCAGGAGTTTTCACGTCGATTCTCAGGAGACCCATCAGGGCACGAACACGACCGTCGAAACCAGTGGAGGAAACCACGTCCACGTTCGGGCGCGTAGTGTAACCATCGCCAGGTGAGGTGATGATTGCTTTTGTAATCTCACCAGACTTGATGCTAGCAAGAGCAGAAGCACCACGACCCTTGACGGTTCCTGTGTACTCGAAGGTGATCAGAGAGTTCGAGGATTCGATCAGAGCGACTTCACGTTCATCTGCCTCACCGTCGATTTGCAGAATATCACCTGCTTCAATCGGAGGTACGACAGTTGCCGCGATAACGTCAGCGTCAGAACCGATGTAGGAGAAGGCAACGAATGTAGATCCTGCACGAGGAATCTCAGCGAAGATGATTCTAGAACCAACCAGTTCGTAACCAACACCAGGTTCCTGAATCACACCATTGAGCGAGACGATGATGTTGTTCTCAGGCAGGATAGTGTTGGACGACACACCTTCTGTCAGAGTCAGGGAGTAGAAACCACCCTGATACTTCAAGTTGAAGGACGAACGCAGAGAGTCAAACTCGAAACTAATGTCATCGAGTTGTCTCAGTTTACCCACGTAGTAACCAATGAACTCAGAACCAATAGTGGGAGGTTCAGTGAAGGAGATCGAGTCGGAGAACGCTGTGTAGGCGTAGGTTGCACCAGGAGGTTGCAGCACACCGTTGACGAACACGAGCATGTGTCCAGCAGGATCTGGGAAGTATGCTTCGCCGTTGCTAACGGTAAGTTTGAAGGATGTCTCGGTGCCATCGAAACCACGGAAGTAACGATCGCAACGACCCAGCAGACCCTTCGCCTGCGTGACACCAGCAGACCAACCATAGTCAGACTTGATAGTCAGGTTAGAGGGGAAGTCTCCATTGACATCTTCCAACCAGATGCGACCAGTGTCACCACTGATTGCCTTACCTGCGACCTTACCATAAGAGGTGTAGTTGGTAACCTGAACGCCAATGATGTCACACTGAATAACAGGGAAGTTGTTAAGGTTCTCGAACCTACCAAGACCGCCAGAGAGAAGTTCATTGGGATCTGTGGTTGTAGTGCCGTCAGCAGCAGCGCCATATGGAGTCAGGTTAGCAATCCAGATCTTGTGAATGCTGTTGTCAGGATCATAGACATAGTTAGTAACAACGGCAGTCCAACCAGGAATCTTGGGAACAGATCCAGAGAGCAGGTAAACAAAATCTCCCTTCTTGAAGTCGCCTTCAAAACCTTGGTCTCTCAGGATACTACCGATATCACATTCGATAGTCTTCTCAGCATGTACGAACTGATTGAGTTCGATTTGCTGGAATCCCTGAGCGGTGATATAGGCGATGTCGAGGATTCTGTCGGTAATAGAACCGTAGATGATGTCACCATCGATGAAGTCATCTTGCAGTGTCTCGATATCGATCGTGACGCGACCGCCCAGGTTGCTAGTCAGCGAACCAGCAGAGTTTTCGTAAGAAACGATGTCTGCCTCAGCGCCATTACCCTTGTTAAAGATAATCTCACCGTTAGCAAATGCGCCACGATCAATGTTGACTAGCATACGATCTTCGTTAGTGCCAGTCACGACTGCTGTCTGAGCACTATCTACACCTTCCAGGATATCATCAGCAGTAAAGACACCTGTGATATTCTCAACGTAGACCCAACCCTCATCCTCATTATCGCCCGTGAGGACAGAGGTTTGAAGGACTGTACCGAAGTTTGTACCAGCACCTTGGACCTGAACTCTTTCACCCACGGTGAAGCGACCAGTTGCAGTATTAAGGTAGATCTTCTGGTAGAGTTTGACGATCTCTGCTTCGTTGTTTCTAGTTCTAACAATCTCAGAAGAGGCGTTAGAAGTAGCACCCACAACCACGTCTGCGAGACCAAATGTACCGCTGATGGGGTTGTCAATGTCAGGTTGACCGTAAGTTGTGGCAGTACGAGCAATGCCTGTTCGTACGGGAAGACTCAGTTGCTGTGTGCCTGTTAGAGCAGTGTCAAGAGCGAAGTCACGGAAGCGAGCATCGTGGCGGATCTCCTTAGTGATCTCAAACTGTGTCGGTGTGGCGTTAAGAACATAGACATAATCAATATTAGCAAATGCAGGTTCAACGTCACCAGATGCAATCGCGTACGAGAGAACATCACCACGAGAGTAGAAGTTAGGACGCTGAATGATAACTCTGTTCTCTCTTCTCTCAAATGCAACTTCAATAGTTGGTGTATTGAGAATCAGATCGGGATCCGTGTTCCAGTCAGTACCCTCATCATAAAGGTTCTGTGCATTTGTGACATGATTATTATTAGTCCACTGAACAGTATTCTGAGTAGGAGGTGTACCTCTACTAATAGCATAGTATGCGAGGTTCAGAGAACTATCAATTTTGAATTGTGTAGATTCTTTCTCATATTCATAACGATTTTCAATAGCATTTGTGCCTTGATGTGTAGGATCAAGATACAGATCATATCCATACCATTCACCACCAGAAGCACGATCGTTATAGTCGTCAAGAATACGCTTACAGTATTCACTGACTCTTGTTACGAACCACAGCAGATGTTGCTTGGTTACATCGGGGAATGCGATGAAGTTACCTTCACCATCAAACCATGTGTTAACGATTCTCAGGACACCATTATTGCCACCAGTGTTGAGGTCATAAAGCAGACCCGTAATTAGAGTGTCACCGAAGGATTCCTCAGCAGTGGTTGTGGGATATGCTGTTTGTACCTCAGAGAATGCCTTAGCAGAAACAGCGTGCTTGTTGAAGAGGATTCTTCTTGCAGCAGACTTATCAGAGTTGCTACCACCACCGAGACTGCTGGTCATTAGATCAAACAGAGCCTCAGCAGCACTAGTTACATTCTCACATGTGTAGAACTGATACTCAGTGTTGCTGTTATAACCTGCGTCACGAGTGATTGTAGTCAGATAACTAGGAGCAGGAGAGGGAGATGCAGCAGTTGTGATGGTCTGAATGATAACATCAAACAGGTTCTCGATAGTTGCTGCTTGTGATGCACATGCTTGGTTCCAGTCGCTGCCAGCGTCATAGGTGATAGAAGTATCACGCAGAACCATCTCAGGCGAATACTTGACAGGCCAGATGTTAGGCAGCGTCTTGGAGATTGTACCATCAGTGATGCTAGCAGGCGTGGTGATTGTATCAGTCACAATCGACATCAAAGATGTCATAGCAGCTGCTACATCAGCACAAGGAGTTACAGTGTCAGTATCAGCAGTTACGACATACCCACCCTGGTTATAGGGGAAGAAGTCGAGATCAGCAAAATACTTCTGAGTGTAACCATGACCAGCAGTGATAGTGATCGCTTGATCTCTCATCGCGGTGATGGCAAGGTCTCTTGCTTTCTCGAAGATCCAGATAGACTCAGCACTTTGAGAAGTGATGTGAGCGAGGTTACCACCACTGACATAGAACTCAGCAGCACGGAACATCTTGTTGTTACCACCGAAGCGGAGGTTCCAGACCAGAGCGTGCAGAACATCAGTTACGTCATGTACGCAGTTGATGTTACCGCCAGGAATGGTCAGACCTGGGAATTGTGCCAGACCCTGTGCGACTGCTTCCTCAGCAATCAGTCTGATGTTTCTCTCGATGATATGAGATGCATCAATATATCTGTCATCGGCACCGTTCTGCTCATAGGTTTCAACATCAACAGAGTCGAGAGAAGAGGTTCCAACGCCACCAGGAGAAACAGTACCGCCGATACCACCGTCTGCCTGATAGATATACAGGTTGTCGCGTCCGAAACCATTACGCATGGTCAGGATGCAGATCTCAGCAGCGATCTTGTACACATCGATAGACGCTTCAACTTCTGACTCAATGTGTGAAATGCTGGAATCCTCAGGGTTCAGATAGAGGAGTGCAGCATCATAAACAGCAGAGTTTCCGCCGTATCTCAGGTCGTGGATGATTGCTTCGATAACACCCATCACGTCGTCGATGCAGTTCTGAGCGCCACCAGGAACCACGAAGTCGAGATACTTCGACAAGTCGTTCATAGTGTAAACTGCCTCGCGAGCAATTACGTGCTTGTTAGCATCGAGCAGATTAGCAGCGTCGATATTTCTGTTAGAAGAAGGATCATTGTAGTTGTAACCCTTGGTGTCAACAGTAATTGTGTTATCTCTGTATGCTGTACGAGTTGTAAATCTCGCCACATAGTAGTCATCCTGAACATCAGTAGGAACACCGAATTCAGATGCAGTAGTACCAAAGGTCAGCAGAGTGTTGTTGACAGCGTGCAGAACCAGTTTCTTGACGTAGTTGAAAGCGTCAAGCACTGCACCGATTTCATTCTCAACGTAGATGATATTGTTATTATTATCAAGATACAAATCAATAACATACTGAGTGGCAGAGTTACCACCAGTGATCAAATCAGTAATAACAGCGGGCAAAATATATTGCTTGATATCACGCTCACACTTAGAATCACCACCAGGAATTACGAGGAAGTCATACTGGGTAAGATCACCAGTAACTTCGTTTTGTATTTCTGCCGAATAGTAATCATTCAGGTAACCAACAGTCTCTTCTGCGATGTAATCGCGGTTTTTCCAGATGAGGTCACCAGCGTCACGGAATCTGTTACCTGTGGGACCAAGGATGTCAGCGATAGTGTCAGCGAGGAGAACAATCTCATCTTGAATTGCCTGAGAAGCAGGTGCTGTGAAGTTGTTTGGAATACGAAGGATGTCAGTGTACTTAGTGCCATTGTAGGTTTCCAGATCAGCACTGGTGGTAGTGATTACATAGTTGATTACATCTGCCACTTCGGTCCAAGTGAAGATGGATTGCAGCAGCTCGTTACCAACGTATGCTAGATCACCAGTCTTGGTCAGATAACCTCTACCAGCGATAACACTGTTGTAGTTGCCACCATAACGAATGTCTTCGATGATTGCTTTGAGGATATACTCCTTAGTATCACGCAGACAGAAGTTTGTACCTTGCTGGACACCAGTACCATCAGCGGTGTCACCAGGCATCACAAAGTCAGGATACTTCTCTTTCATCAGACCAACAGCGGTCTCAGCGATCCAATCAAGGTTCAGTTCGATTGTATCAGCACACTTACGATGCTCATCGCGGGAAAGGTTGATGTCCTCAACGATGATGGTCTTCTCGTCATAGTCGATCTTCTTGGCAGTCGCAGAAGAGTTAGTCTGACCAGTGTAGGTTGCAATCCTATCCTGAGTGCTCATGATGATCGGCAATTCAAAACTGAGACCGAAACTTACATCATTGAGTCCTGTGCCAGTAGGATATGTGAATCCAGGTGTAAAGGCGGCGCTGTAATCAGAGACATTCTTCTTGAAGATAACGTTATCAATATGTCCAACGAAGTTGTCAGTACCTGCCTCGTTAGCACCAATCTTGAACGCACGTTCCAGATATGCATTGTTGTCGGTATAGTCACCGCCAACTTGTGTACCATCAACCCACACCTTAGTGATGTTAGTGGTTCTGGTGACAGCAATGTGGTGCCAATCAGTAGTAGTCATGTTATGAGCACCAGTGATTTGATCACTACCGTTGTACCACCAGTTGATAGTTCCGCCGTTGAGGTAAAGAACAGGAGAACCATTCTCGCTAGGACCACTGGTACGTGTATCCCACAGATATTGCAGACCAGTCAATGTGGTGGGTTTAATCCACATCTCAATGGTAAAGTCGTCAGTGCCGAACTTGTTAACGTCACTCAGGGGATGAGAGAGGTAACCACCAGCGTCGATTCTCAGAGACTTAGTGCCAGACTTGTATTCCAGGATTGTCTGGACAGCGTTAGTGGCAGTAAGTCTGGTGTTGGTGATATACTCTCTGTTTTGCAGAGTGCCAGTGATAGAGTTGGTGAACAACCATTTCAAACCAGCGTTAGCACCTTTCAGTGAGAGGGTAGCACCAGAGGTTGCACCAGTGACGGTATCACCAGGCAGGAAGAATCCATTACCCAGGGGTTCCTTGTAGGATATCTTAAAGACACGCAGGTTCTCATTCTCTTGGAAGGAACCATCGCTGATAACTGACAGAGCATTAATGTTGTTCAGGTTACCTGCATTGATTGCAGTAGTGGCAATCGAGGTCAGAGTATCCAGAGCAGCCTGTACGTCAGCACAAAGGGTAGCGTCGTCGAAGTTAGTACCCTGAGAGTAGTTGGGGTCGTATGTGTGACCTTCGCTAGAAGAAGTCAGATACGGACCAGGGTATGTAGTGGGATCGTAGACTAGTGTCAGATCTCTATCATACAGAAGGTTGTTGATGGCGAGTTTCGCCATGTCTCTTGCCTTGTTGAAGGCAGTGATGGATTCAGCAGTCTCACCAACCAGACCGTTGCTGATAGGAGTGCCATTGGCATCAAAGTAGAATCTAGTGAACTTGACAACACCATAGTTACCATCACCCTTGATATCCTGAACCAAAGCATCAACAAAGTAACCGATGTCACGACGACACTTAGTCTCGTTGATGCTATATGTGTCAGGTTCAGAGAGTTCAATCAGATCAGACAAGGAACCTGCAAGCAGAACCTCAGACACGTTGTCGAACAAGGTTTGCAGGGCAGACTGAACGTCGGAGCAGTTGTTAGCACCGAAGTTATCAGCGTTGCTGCCAGCAGTACCATAAGGGTTGCCAGGTGAAGGATCGGCAGTGATACCAGTGCCACTAGAACCACCAGTGCTGCGCTCGTCATACAGGTTATAAACAACTGCATCCACAGTGTCTGTACCTGTTAGCATATTGGTCAGAGCATTCTTCATGTAACCGAGTGCTTGCTCGAAAGCATACTCAGTTGCCGCTGCTTCATTATTAACATACAGGAAGGTAGTACCATCCTCACTGAAATACATCTGCAAGAACTTACGGGTGTATACAGTGCCACCTTGGAACATGTCCATGGACAGAGCATCAACAAAGTGACCGATGTCGCGCTTGCACTTAGTTGTAGAAGGAATGGGAAGAGTAGGATACTCAACAACCATGTCAGAATAAGACTTGGCTTTGATGTATTCCTTATTACGTTGGATCAAGCGATATGCATCAGCATATCTGCTGAACTGATCAGTCTGGTTATCGCCAGGATAATAGAAACCAGGATGCTGAACAGCAATTTCGGCATTAGCAAAGTCAATGATCTCTTGCTTGTTAGCAGCGATTCTATTGGCAGCGTCAAACCATCTGTTCAACGCATCAGTTACTGGGTTACTATAAGTAACAGTAATAGAACGGAGAGTGTCGCCTGCCGCAAGTGTACCACCTGTCAGGTTCTCATACTGAATCTCAGTAGAACGAACTTCTTCAAAGTCGAGGAAGTCAGCATTGATACGATCAGTGCTATCAAGAATTTCAACAGGTGTAATCGTTGTCTTGGAGATGTCATCCAGAATAACGTTGGTGTTAGTCAGAGAGATCAGACGTTCAAAGATCATACCGAAGAAGGTAGAACCTTTGTTGATCGTCAGGGTATCCACAACGTCACCAACTCTGGGTTGACCGTTGATGGTCTCAGTTATAGCACCAGGGATGCGAGTGTCAGGATCGCCAGGAGGTGTGGTATAGATCTGGATAGTCTCATTGACTTGGACAGGTTGTCCACTCTCAGGATCCAGAGTATTGGGATCAACGTTGAATGCCTGCTCAGTCTTAGGCAGATAGTAGAGGATAGGAGGAGATGCCTCAAAGTCTACCCTTACAACCTCACCACCTGCACCAGAGGTTACTCCGAAGAATGTGTCACCCTCAGTAAAGGTGTTCCAAGCACCAGAGATATTAGCAGGACGCTCCAAGTTGATGCTAGTGATCGGATCTCTATAAGGAGCAATACGTGTGATACGAGCGGCAATGTTAGATGCAGCAGAGTAGAAGATATCATTCAGGAACAGGTTATACTGACCTGTCTCATACTCAGCAGTACCAGAAGTCTTGGACAGAACCAGAGTATCGGAGATGTTACCGTCAAGGTCAAGATTAGTTTCTTCAATAATAGCAGTGTCGCCATCCATGTTAGTGACAGTCTCACCAAACTCAAAGATGGTCTTGTAGTTGACACTATCAACGTTCAGGATGTTAGCGCCATAACCAGCGTTGAAGAATGTGATGTCTTCACCACGCTCGAAGTATCCATCGGACATGTCTGTCACTTGGATGCTGTTCTCAGTCAGGTCGATAGAGGTAACAGTTGCTCTCGCACCTGAGGTCTGACCAGTAATTCTGTCACCGATAAGAACTGTACCGAAAGTACCACCAATGCTTTGGAGGAACAGTTTGGTGAAGGACTTGTCGATAGAACCAACCAGAGCACTGAAACCAGTTCTACCAACGTCAACACGTTCGTTCAGAGCAAAACCAGTAGAAGACCCAGAGATGTCTACAACGTCGATGCTGGTAGCACCAGTTGCAACAACCTTAGCAGTTGTCTCAGTTGTAAAACCAGTAATGGTGTCACCGATAGAGGGGAAGATGCCAGCAATGGTGTTGAGGTTCAGTCTGGTGATCGGCATGACATCGAAATCGATGTTTCTATACACGATCTTAGAATCAGGTCTAGGTGCCTCAGAGAAGACGATGCTGTTACCAACAACCTGATATGAATTACCAGGAGACTGAATCACACCGTTGATGGTGACAAGCAGTTGGTTGTCCTTAACGATAACCTGTTCACCTTCTACTCTAAGAGGGAACGCTTTGGTAACACCATCGAACTGAGAAGAAATATCATCAATCTTCTTAACGATAGAAGTCAGAATTTCCTCAGAGTTTGTCAGTCTCTTCTTACGGAAGAGAACTTCGGAGTTGTTGAAGGTCGAGTAGATCGGTTGAGCAGCACCGAATGAGGTGATCTCGTTGACGTTAGTGTACTCATTAATGTTCACCTGCTTGGTGAAGTCAGCAGCAACCTTACGACCAGATACGTCCTTACCACCAGTCAGTGACAGTTCACCGAACATGTTGAAACCAACAGGGTGGTTGTTTTCAAGAATCTGCTGCTTCCAACGGTTGATAGGAATTTGAGACTTGATAACGTAGGAGAAGTTCTGGTAGAAGTAGGAGTCTTGGATCTTCTGAATGATCTCAGAAGGTTTACCTACATCATCAGTAAATCTACCAGCAGTTCTAGTGATAGCGTCAATGTTCAACACGCCCTTAGCAATGTTGATGTTGTCGATGATACCAGATGCACGAGAGATAACACCCTGTACCTTACCACCAACAACAAAGTCGCCATCAGGATTAGTAATTTTCAGGATCTTAGGTTGAATCTGCCAACCATCGTTTTCGGAAACAACACCGAAAGCAGTTGCAGTTTCAAAGTCTTCACCTTGGAATACTCGCTCACCTTCCAGGAAGCGAGAGGTCTCAACCACTGCTTCTGCTTGACCACCGAACACCTCGGTGAGCAGTACCTGACGACCATCACCCTGAGTCAAGAAGGTAATAAAGTTACCAGACTCAGCGTCAACAGGGGTCAGTGCAAAACGCAGTTGGTCAGATTCTAGACCATTGATTTCACCTGCAATAGCATAGTAAGTCTGAGTAGAAGACAAACTAGTCAAACCAACGCTACTCGGTTTCGGCAGAATACCAACAGTAGAACCAATATCCTCAGCACGGAACTGAACCTCAGCACCAGTGGTAATACCATGAGGGAAGTTGAATTGCAAGTAGTTCAAGTCAAGGTTCACAACATAGGTGAACTCAGATTTCAGAGTAACCTCAGGTTGTGAAGAGTAACCAGCACCAGGATTCTTGATCAGAATCTCAGACAGTCTATTGTTCTTAACGACTGCTTCTGCCTCAGCACCAGTTCCACCACCACCTTGGATGATAACAGCAGGTGCAGAAGTGTAACCAGCACCAGGATTGGTGATTGTAATCTGAGACAGAATAGAAGTATTGAAGAGTTGCAGGTTGATCGGGAATGCAATCTCAGGACGCAGGGTATAGTCATGGGAGTAACCATAACCAAACTCATTGTTTTTCAGAGTCTTGATCTTACCGATCTGTCTACCAGTGAGGAACACAGCAGCACCAGTACCCTCAGCAGGGATTACAACCTCAATAGCACCGCCAGAACCCGACAGTGTGGGTCCAAGGATGCCTGGGATAGCGTCAATGTCAATAGAACCGAAAGTATACCCTTTACCAGGATCAGTCAGAGCAACTTGACTAATGGCACCAGATCCAGTCTCTGGATCGTTCTCAACAGTGATATTACAAAGACCACCTTCACCATCACCAAGAATCGGAATCTGAGTGTATACGCCAGGTGCATACTCAGTACCAGCGGCAGTAATACGAAGTTTCTCAATCTTACGATTGGAAGAGATGTCATCGATAACTGGGAGTTTCTTATAGAATCCACCAGGAGAAATCAACTTAATAGAGTTGATAGGACCGATTGCCTTGGTAGAAGTCGTCGAATAGATCGTATTCGGAACATCTCGGTCATCCAGACCGATTTCAGCGTTTGTGAACTCAGGTTCGTACAGAAGCGGGAATCTGAATTCAGTATCACTAATAATTTCGGAAATAGTGAATCTGCCGTCAAATGGGGTCTTGATAACGTCAATAAAGGAATTATCACCCACAGGGGATGTTACACCCGTTCTAGACGGATCGAAGTAGTAAGTAATGTTAGTAACCTCACCACCGATCGTAAACTTGACCACAGGAGTCTCTGTGGCGGAAGAAAGACCAGGAGTGCCTTCACGTTCGATTACGTTGAAGGAATATTCCAGTTTGTACTGATTGTCTTGTGCAAACGACAGATAGTAACCAAAGTTGGAAGCATCACTCATATCGAAGATATAGGAGTGATTTCTGACCAGAAGCAGTGTCGGGTGCTTGGAGGAGATCTTCACACGGGAAATAGCACCCTGTTCAAATAGGGGATCAGCGGTTGCAGTTGCTCTCAGTTTGTAGATGAAATCTCGTGAAGAGAAGACTTCCTTGACAAAGAAAGAACCATTGAACTCAGCAGTGGTGAATCCTTCAACAAATAGGATGTCATTGTTGGAGAAGTTATGAGGAGACAGTGCAGAACAGTAAATGAGATCAGTTCTGTTTTCAGCAGTTCTAAGGATGTCCTTATTTAAGTTTACAGTCAGTCTAATCCTCTTAACAGAGGCGAGACCGTTAACTTCGGCAATCTTATCGTTAGAGTCCTCTTTGATGCCAGCAGTGATGCTGTTACCCAAGGATACAACATCACCAATGATGAAGTCAGATCCAGGATAAGTATTCAGGATAGTTACGCGATAGTCGGCAACATTGAACGGACGATAGCGAGCATAACTAGAAAGTGGATCATATGTACTAGTGTATTGCCATGTCACGGAATTATCTGTGGCAGTGCCTGCGGTATGTGTCGGAGCGACAGTACCAGACACACCAGCAACTGTACAGGTATACTTGTTTCTACCAAAGTATACAGTATCATCTACATCGTAAGAACGAGTTTCTGCCCAAGGAACGGCATCAGTAGGTGTCGGCCAAGGATAGTCTGCTAGATCAACTTCAATAGCGGGTGCGGCACTGATATACTGCCAAACAACAGCACCGTCAGTTACTGTACCGATTTCATGGGTCGGAGCAGTAGAACCAGCGGTTGCATTGTTAGTTGCATAGTAAATCTTATCATCAGACCAAACTTGGTCATTTACGACATATGCTTTACCAGATTCCCAAGCATCTTGGGGACGAGCAACATCAAACGAAATCTCGTCGATCCTGTTCTCTTCACCTGCATCATTCTGGTACAGATCGTCATCATTGAAGCTACCGTAAATCTTACCGACCTTATAGGTGTTACCAAGTCCAGGATTGTCAATACTGCCAGCAGGAACCTCTACAATAGTGCCATATGCCTGTACGACGCCTTGACTGTTGACCTGTTGCAGGATGCTGCCTTTCTCAAACTTAATCGCTTGATTGAAGACGAATTCCTTAACAGCATCGATCTTCTGGTAACCAGCGTCTCTAATGTAGTATTTTGGAAGAACCAGAGGTTCGATTTTCAGTTTTCTGCCCAGAGGGGTCGGAATTGTCGAAGTCTTGGATGAGTAAGTGTATCTCTCTTGTACAAAGTTATAAGTACCAGGAGCAAGAGTAGATACAACATCAGAGTAGTCAAGAATCTGCAAACCAGAAGAACCGACGTTCCAGGTCGTAATTACAGGATTCGAGATGGTATTAGTAGTGTAGTTGATACCAGTGGTCTGGAAGTCGAGAGTTTCGGTGTTTCTAGTTCCATCAGGCACAAAATTGCCTCTCTTGGAATGGAGACGATCAAACTTGATCAATTCCAGAGCATCATTGGTTGTAGTGATTCTATAACGCTCAGTAGGAACAATCAGGGAAGATCCACTGTATACTGCTCTCGGATCAACGACAATATCGTCAATATGACCAATGAATGTGTTATTGATCAAGGGACCGCCCTGAGCGGCACCAATAGTCAGGTCATTCATCACGATGTCGTTTACAGTCGTCTGTGTAGAGACTTGGACGCCATCAAAGTAGCAAGAGTAGACATATGCACCAAGAGACGGTTCTTCCTTCACCAGAGCGATGTGGTGCCAATCTTGGTCCTGCATAGCAGTCCAATAGGTAGAACCAACAGACCAAACAGTAGTTGCGCTACCACCAGCGGGATTTGTTTGCAGACCGATCTTACCGAAGGTTCCACTGCCAGAATCGCCGTCGATAATGTACTGAACATCACCACCAGCGTCATCGACGACTGTGATCATGTTAATAGTAGGATTATTGGTAGCATGGGTGTTATCCATGCGAACCCAGAACACTGTGGTCCATTCTTCAAGCAGATTGATGTCTTGCCAGACCAAACTGTTGGTATCTTGGAATTCAAGAGATCTAGTTCCAAACTTCGCTTGTGTATCGCTAGAAGCGATGTTAGCAGCATCGAAAATGGTAATCGTGCTTACTATGTTCTGCTTAGTGTCGTCATAGGTCGGATTTGCTTGATCTTCAAATCTATGAACGATTGTTTGGACAGGATTCTGTCTATTGGTCGCCAGAATGATGTCACCAGAGTTATCCACTGCATGGGAGTGGACTTTGAATCCAACATCGTTAGCAGACTTGGAAACATGGGTAATCTTGGAATCTTCAATGGTTCCGTCGTACTTGAATCCGAAGATGGTCGCTTGTAGGTTATTATCTTCGAGTTGAGTCTCTGTGACGACGTTAACATTGCCAAATACGTCCAGAGTGATGCCAGCGTGCTTGATCGACTCGAATGTAGTCGAAGGAGCAATGATCTTAGCAAAATCCCACTGAGGAGATGCAACAGTCAGTCTGATTTGATCCAGAGCGATCTTGAAGAAGGCAACACCATAATTCTTGGTGCCATTCCACATATCGCAGACGAAGAACAGATCATTGTACTCATCAAGGATAAAACGAGGTCTCTGTACGTCACCACCAGTTACAGCGAGACGTTTTACATAAGACATCTCAATGTTAGCACCGTCATACTCCATAACACCGAACAGGAGGTCAGAGTTGTCCTCATCGATGCCACAGAAGGCAATCTGGTTGTCTCCAAGGTAATATAGTTGATGCATCTGCTCACCTTCGGTGTCAGAAGCAAACTTACGCTTCTCTACAACATCACCTTGGTTATTGAGTTGCATGACCCAGATATCATCAGGATCAGGAGAGTTGGTGTCAGTCCAACCGCAAATATAGACTCTTTGCTCGTCATCCAGGTAGATGTCACCAGCATAGTCACGTCTAGTGCCACCAGACACACCAGCGATCTCTTTCTGGAACCTTACAAGACCTTCTGGGTTGTTAGCATTGTCAAGACCAGACTCATACTTAGCAACAAGGATATCAGGGTTGTAACCAGCAGTTCCTTGGGATTCAGTCTCACCAATCAAGTAGATCAGGTGATTTTCTTCGCTGGTCTCATCAAGATACATCTTCTTCCAACGTGCAGTCTTGATAGAAGAACTAGGAAGCAGTGTTCTGTCCCAAACAACACTACCAAGGTCATTGAACTTGGCAACGAAGGCAGAACTATCACCATTAGTCTGAGTCAGTTCACCACAGACATACAGACTACGATCAGAAGCAACAACGGAGTCAAATACTTCAAAGGTAGCACCAGTAGACTCGGAGAACTCAGTAGACCAGTAATATGTCTTCTTGAATCTCTGAGGATGGGAAACGCGGATTTCTGGGGGATTGTCAGTGACATAGTTGAAACCAGAGTTGATAATATCAACCTTATCAATCTTACCAGTCGTGGTATCCAGTTTGATATCCAGTTCAACGTCTTGACCCTGAGAACTGATGATCTCATAGGTCGGAGGAATTGCCTGATTGTAACCAATACCACTTTGAGTGATAGTAATCGAATCGATGCCTGTAACAACAGACATGTAGAAACGCTTATTAGTATTCTCAGTAATAACTCTGGAATTGACGATCAGTTCGTCTTGTGCAACTAGTTCGTGGTCTGTGGTGGTTGTGATTCTACCGTAGGGGATGTCATTGATGATTTCTTTTCTATACTGCGAAATACCTGCACCTTGCACAGATTCAACCTGTGCGCTAGCGCCGAAACCATCTGTTCCTGTATTGTCAAAGAATAGTGTATCGTTAACCTGATAGGAAACACCAGGATTCTCGATAACGAAACCATCGATCTGAGCATTCTCGAATTTCGTCGTCGTCTCAACTTCGATATCGACTCGGGATTCTGTCGAAACTCTTGGGAAGTAATCATAGATTTGAAGTGCTGCTTCCTCCGTCATCGCCTGATCTGTGGCGATCTCCTCAGGAGAAATGATACCATCATTATCTATGTCTTCAATCTCGAAGATAATAGTGTCACCTTCACGCTCAGTGACCAGCTGGTCGGACTGTTGGTTAGGTTGACGATCAATATCGATATCAACTTCCTCGTAAGGATCTCTGAAACGAGACACATCGGCAGGGATGTTCTCCTGAGTTGCTTGCTGACTCAGGTTCCAAGTATCGACCACAGAGTTGAACTGAGGACCAATGATATAAGGGAAGACAGGAAGACCTGCTTCTGATGCATCAATAGTGATGAAGTAAGCATATATGCCATCAGGATATTCAGGTGTCTTACAGAAACGACCGTTGTACGGGTCAAGATCGCCTTCTTGGAAAGTATATTCGTAATCATCAACAAACTGTCCAGCAGGATAGTCAGTCAGAGAAGGACCATCAACACGAGCAGGGTTGGGGTTAGTGTCAATATCATATACTACGTTTGCTTTCAGTTTGTAAGAAGAACGCATTCTTCTGATACCGCCACCAGCATCAGTAGGATCGATGTAACCGTAAGGTCCATAGATAGGACTTCCGTCAAACGCCCAACCAATAATTGGAGAGTGGGTGATAGAGGCACCAGTTTCAGTTCCTTCTTCTTTGAACTGATTGGTTTCTGGATCGAGGATTACGTTATCACCAACCACATAGCGTAGTTCTTTGGGGTCGGATACGTGAGCATACTCACCACCATACTGGTTATTGAAACCAGTGAAAACATAACCACGAGCAATATCATACTTGGAACTCAGATCATATTCCAGGTTCTTGTTCCACTGGAACACATCTGCTTCAAATGTAGCAAGTTGACCAACGGGTTCCAAACGTACAGTAGTATTACCCTGAGTGTATCCAACACCACGGTTGGTGATCTGCACAGAAACAACCTTACCCTTATCCTCACCAAGTGTACCGATAATAGCAGTTGCCTGAGCACCAAAACCATCACCATTAATGAAGATTGTGGGTGCAGTTGTATATCCAGAACCACTATTAATAATAGCGATAGAAACGATACGACCGTTGATAACGATAGGTTGTGCCAGAGCACCTTCACCAGAGTTCAGTTTTAGAGTAGGTCTATCAGTGTACCCACTACCCCTAGAAACAAGGTTAACGCCAGAAATGGGACCACGGACTTGTGCAGTAGCAGTAGCACCAGAACCGTTTCCACCTGTAATAGAGATGGTAGGTTGAGAAGTATAACCAGTGCCAGGGTTTCCTACCAGAACACGAGTTACACGACCGTTAGTGACAACTGCCTGTGCGGTAGCACCAGATCCACCACCACCAACGATAGAGATCAGAGGTTGAGCAGTGTACCCAGAACCTTGATTAAGAACGTCAACACTAGACAGTGAACCATTAACAACTACGGTTGCAGATGCACCAGTGCCACCACCACCACTAATTTCCAGATTAGGGGGAGAACCAGCATCGTAGTTCTCACCAGAGTTAGTGATATTGATAGCAGTGACAGGACCAAAGGTCACAAATTCTTGGTCCTTGTAAGACCATGCAGCAACACCATTAACCCAAGAACCAATAGGAGTATTTGGTTTGATAGTAGTTCTTGTAGAAACGGTTTCTACGTTTCTGGGGAATCTCAGTAGTTTACGCTGGTTACCAGGGATTAGTGCAGAACCTTGGAAAGGACCAATCTTATAGTTGGGTAGACCAGAGGCAGCAACGTAAACATAGTTATTATTGAAGAAAGAGTTCTGAACGTTAGAAGTAAACAGAGAGATAACTTCATTGATAGTGCTCTGTGTGGATTTACCTCTGTTCAGGTCCACAGACAGCAGGATGTTACCCTGAGGTTCGATGTCAGTAGGAACAGGGATCAAATACGAGAAGGTAAAGTCATCCAGACGTGCAGTAACTTCAAACGTACCGTTATAAACAGCAGGGTTTGCACCATAGATGGTCACAGCGTCTTCAACGAGCAGACCATGGGGGTTAGAGCAGGTAACAGTAGCAGTTCTGTTCAGACCACCTGGTTCAATACGATCAACACGGATCAATTTCTTAACGTTGTACAACCAGGATTGCAGCAACTCAGATTCGTCAGTAGAACCAAGTGCAGCAACGTTCAGTTTGTCACCAGGCAGATAATAGGAACCTGTATCTTCCAGAATGGTAGTTCCTGCTTCTGCAATACCCAAAATGCGAAGTTTGACTTCGGTTTCCTGTCCACGGTTAGCATATACGAAAATATCCGAGAAAATGGTCGTACCAGGATCCCAATCCTCTACAACACCGTTTTTAGAACGAGTACACTCGATGAACTGGTTCAGAGACTTCTCTTTGTACTGTACAGTCTCAACACCGTCAATAATGATCGTACCGTTCTTCTCGGGCCATCCAATAGTCGAGTCAACAGTAATAATACCTTCTGTGGTGTCCAGAGGTTCAACAAGAACAGTTTTATACGGAATTTTGAACTCACCAGTCAATGTTTCTTCGGAAATAGCGAGTTCATAAATGACATCAGTACCTTCGATGATCGAAATCACGTTTTCGATCAAAACTGCTGCATCTTTGATGTTCTGGTCAACAGGATCCGCAACTTGGACTAACTGAGCATCTCTCAGGTTAGCAGGATCACCAGAAATCAGTTCTGCACGCAAAATGGTGTCTACAACCCAAGATGCAGCAGAAGGAGTGATCATCTCCTCCCTAGGATAGTACAAATCGACCTGTTCACCGAACAGAATCTTAAATAGGTACTGTGTGGCAGTTTTCGTACCTTTGGAGAGGTAGAAATCCTTAATAGACTTAATTACACGAATAGGATTGACCTGAGAGTAGTCAATCTGGATCGTGGGCATGTATTGACGACGGAACTTGTCAAATACCTGCTTAACGATCATCGAGTCAAGGTTGTGGACCGTAGATCCACTATTGTGAGTCGATTGTGCTAGTTGTTCTTCCTTAGCAAAGACTTGGTTATGGTATTCGTCGAATTCTGCAACGTCAGAGACGCCACGAGCACAACCACGCAGTGAAGACGGCTCATATTCACGTCCAGAAGACAGAATAGTGAAACCAGTGATCTCACCGAAACCAACATCACAAGATGCTTGTGCAGAAAGCGGTGTAGCGATGTAAACCTTGGGCGGTTCGGTGTCAGAGTACCCAGAACCAAAGTTGACAATGTTAATGTCAGTAATTTCCCCGTTGAAGATGGTAGCAACTGCCTCAGCACCAGTACCACCGATTGCTTCACCCAGAGGACCCTTACGATCGTCTACAATGTAGACAGAAGGAGCATCGGTGTAACCAGAACCACCTGTCAGCAGGTTGATGTTAGTTACATTACCGTTAGCAACGGTTACGTCGAGCACCTGTGCGCCCACAGGTTGGATGATACGTGCTCTCGGGGCAGAAGTGTACCCTCTACCTCTATTAGTAATCGTTACGCCGACAACTTGCCCATCAGGTGAGACAGTACAGGTTGCTTCTGCGTCGATACCGTCTTCGGGGGCAGGATCAATGTAGATTTCGGGAGGATTGCTGTAACCCAGACCCAAAGCAGTAACTTCAATCGAACCAGCAACCAGACGACCCTCAGAATCGATCACAGGGTCGCTGACAGCAGCACCGTTAGGGTTGATGAAGGTGATAGCAGGAATAAAGTCGTATCCAGAACCAGAGTTAGTGATCTCGATACCAGAAACCTGACCAGTGGTATCATCAACAGTAATTTTTGCTGCTGCTTGTGATCCATTGATCAAATCAGAAGGGGGAGTGATGCTAACAACAGGGGGGTTGGTAGAACTGTAACCTTGACCACCGTTAATCAGTTGAGTATTCTTAATACCATTGACCAAAGTACGACCAGCAGCAGATTCGCCTCTACCAGTCGAAGAGAAGATAGAAAGTTTTGGTGCAAAGTTAAGTTCGTATCCACTACCGCCATTTTTGACGATGATCTTATCAATCTCTCCGTTAGCACCTACTCTGGTAACTGCTTCTGCACCTTGACCAACAGTAGGAGACACATATTCGATAGAACGAATGTGGAATGTATCCTGAGTAGAGATATTGACGAAGAACTTGATTCTAGTGTTGTTATCAGTCAACACATAATCGTCATAAGGACGTTGGAGCACACCATTCCTATTGATAATCAAACCGATCTCAGCAATCGGAGCATAAGGTAGATTCTGATAAGTCATGGTCATGGAATCTTGACCAGCAAGATCATCGACCGAAGGAGTTACCAGATCTTTGATAATAGAATCAGCAAAACCAATGTAATATAGGATCTGTGTTAGTTCTACCTGATCGTTACCAGTTCTGGCACGAGGAGGAGTGATGAAATTGATCTGAGAACCGCTGATAGTGTAATCAATCGTAGGAATCAGCAGTTCACCATATACAGTAACAGCAAGGTGATCAGCAGAAACTGGGGACACAGGTGTACCCAGGAATTTCAGATCAAAGGTAGTGCGAGTTCCATCAAAGAACTCCCAGGGAGATTCAAGTGCTTGTCTCTTCTTATTAAATTCTTGCAGCGAGATGCCAGGGGTCAGGATAGCATCAGGACCACGGACAATCTCTTCGTAATAGATGATTTCATTATCGATCATCACCGAACCATTGGTCGGGATGAAACCATCAATTTCTTCTACTTCAATGAAGTCATCATACAAACCAACGTCTTTGATCAGAGAGGTAGAAGACGTAAGTGTCTCCTGATCATACTCACTAAGATCCAGATACTTAACCAGATTGTTCAGGACGTTATAAGGACGACCTGTTTTCTCCTGAGATTTGTAATACTCAATCAGAAAATTAACTAGTTGCTCGTCCTCAGTCCTAATGAACTCAGGCAGTTGATTGGCAACTCTGTCTGAAACGTTGATTGTATTTGCAAACATTTATCTTAGAAACAGGAGTCGAGTTCTGGATACGTGAAGTTTCCAGCGGGGTAGCTGATTGTATTTATGTTGCTGCCACCATAGTTCCATCCGTTGAAATTAAAGGGATCGAAGGCGTTTGCAGCACCAGGATTCACGTTGGTATCGCGTGGGAAAACACGAGGATTGAATAGTGTAGGATCCACACCAGCAGGGATAATAATCGACCCACCAGAAGGAAGAACTACAACAGGAATTCTAGTTGTACCATCGGGAGTGTCAGCCACATCAAGAGGACCAACACAAACAATACCTTTGTTATAATCAACTGTACCAACAGCATCATTCAGAACAACTTCTTTTTCGTTTCTATTAGTAACCATCATCATGTTACCCAGACCGTCATCACGGAGATTGACAGGAACCAGTGTTGCTGTGCTCTGTGTTGCTGTGTTAACGAGGACGTTTTCGAGTGCAGTGTTACCACCAGCGATTACATCAGTGTTATTGACGGTTGTTCCTTCCAGAAGAGAACCAGCAGCCTCACCAGCAGCGATCAGATCAGCAACTTCCTCGGTATAACCCGTAGCATAGAAGGTTCCAGACTTAACAGAGGAGAACTTGGGTTTACAAGCGGAATTGCCACCATCTCCGCCATTACCACCATTTCCGCCGTCTCCACCATCTCCATCGCCACCATCTCCATCGCCACCGCCACCACCACCAGTGCCGTCTGTGCCACCAAAGTCATTCGGGTCCACAATCGGGTTGGAGAAGTCCAGACATTGAGAGAACTGGTTACCAAAAGTGAATTTATCCAGATTCTGACCAATAGTCATTTGAGTAGTCGTACCGCTGATTGCATTGTCAGCGGAATCGACCATAGCATTAAATTTGGAAGGTTCTAAGCGACCACCAAAGCGATTATCACGATTCTGAGCATTGAACTGGTCAACAGACTTCAAGATAGCAGAAGCAAGTTCGTTAGAAGAACGATTTGTCTGGTTTCCGTTGAAGTTAGGGTATACTGTTGGAGAAATATAGAAAATAGTTGGGTCAACGATCACAGGCTGAATCGATGCCATCGAATAGTCAAGAAGTTGGTTCTTGATTTTCTGTTTTGTAGTGGTATTGAGATTCACACCACTCTTGGTACGAATAGCAACGTATACTTTACCGTATTCTGGGGGAGATAACTTCTCACCACCATATGCAGTCACTGACGCAGCAGAAGGATACAGTTGTGAGACCAGATATGCATAGTCAGTCTCAGTAACTGCTCTATTTTGAACAGAGAACCCTTTGGGTGCCCTATACTTGATGCTCAGAGCACTTTCTCTTTCGGCACCATCGGCAGAAGTCTCAATAGTCTCCATTGTGATTGCCTGAGGCAGCACAGGACGACCAGTAGAGTCGATTGCACGACCGATGAACCCAAACTTCTTCGCACCGTTCGCTTCGGAACCATCGGTGTCGAGATATTCAACAGTGATGAACTCATTGTCGATGTGTTTACGTCCAAGTACGCCATCACCGAACGTAATCTTGAATCTAAGGTCCTCAGTCTCTTCTAAGAAGTAAACCCTAGACGTTGGAGTCAGTGCTGTGACGTTATCAGAGAGAGAATATTCATCAACTTCAACAGATTGCTCGTTAGGACGAACCAAAACCTTCATTCTGGCAGTATCCACGTTCTCAGACGGGATCACATACTCAGGTTTCTTCGTATCATCAACAGTAAAACTATAATTAAGAAGGTTACCTTGATAGATCAGTAATTTGTTGAATTTAGCCTTGCCAGTTGACTGATCTACTGCCTCTTCTACGTCATCAAGTGTGGCAAAGACGTATGACTCTCCATCAACAGTCGCTACAAAGACATCACCCTTCTTAATTGTGATGGAAGTGGGGTAAGACTGGTCACCAGGCAGCAGAGTTGCCTGCATAAACATCGTGATACATGCTCTCGATGCCTTTTTAGACCTAGGGGTATAACCAATCTGCTTTGCAATCCTTACAATGTTGTCTCTAACAGTTGCAGATTCCAAAAAGGACTCGTTCATCGACATGTTTGCCGTGAACGAAGCATAGTAAGTATTGTATGCTAAAATATCGATCAAATACGAGGCAGCAGATCCCTCAAAATCATAATCTGTGAACTCTTTTCTGGTTCTTAGATAAGATCTGATTGACTCTTTGATTTCAAAGAAGTCTAGGGATGTTAGTTCTGATGGAAGTGCTGCCATTTTAGGTGCGCTCTAAGAGGAAGTCGATAATTTGGACGAGTTCTTCGCCAACAATGCGATATTCAATAGACACATCGAGGGCATCTTCACTTTCAGAGAGCGTCACTTCCACATCTTCAACCTCAACACGAGGTTCTAATCTTTCAATAGTATTTCTAATCTCATCACGTAGGTCTTCTGCGCTGAAAACGTCAAATGGTTCAAACAGCATCCCTCTTACACGGGATCCAATATCATTCTGAAACGGTCTCTCTCCGAATGTTGTCATGATAAGGTTCCGAACTGATTGCTTGATAGCGTTTTCGTTTTTCAACGTACTAAAATCTTCTGTGTTCGGGTTCATGTTGAAGGACATTGCAAGATCCTTGTACCCTCGCGACAGAAATTGTTCAGATCGGAACCTATATCGTGCCAAGTTACTGATTAATCAGTGTGTTCTGGTTTATTTATAGGGTCAGTGGGGGGATTGTATTTAAGGTACTCCCAGAAAGTCATTTTCATTTCCTTCTCGGTCATACCACAGTGCTTTGCTGCTTCTGGAAGATTCATCCTGGCATGGAAGAGTCCAGTATTGGACTCCTCTACCAGTTTGGGAGTGGTCTTCACTCTATTTTCCTTGACCACGGTATTTCTTTTTCGCATTATTTCGTGAGGTCGCGGCATACTTAGTATTCTTAGAACATCCTTGACGTGTACACTTGGGTTTGCCAGGCATAAAGTTAGTGCCTGAGATACCGACTTTGCTTCGAGTTGCCATGTTTCTCTGTGTAGAACTTTAAGATGATAGCACAGTTGGGGACCCATATGCAATCATGCTATTACAGGGATAAGACCAACCTAAGAAACCTGGTGTTCCAACACCAAGGGGATCCAGAACACGAGCAACAGGAAGTTTCAAAGCGAACACAGTCAGTGTTGATGTGAATGCAAATCGGAAGTGACCAACACCAGCACAGTCTTCAACCGTAAGAATAGAACATGCAATAGGAGTAGGCACAGGACACAGACCTTTTGGACAAGGACACATATAGATTACGATGTTGGTACATGTCGAAACGTGTGGAGTGAACACATCACCAAATGTCATGGTCGGGAGACCATTTGTTAGCACCGTTGCCTTCAATGCCGATAGTGGATTGATAGGAATCAGCGGTTGTGGTGGCCACCAACATGTCCAGTCTTTGATGACAATACTATATGGGATTGGTGGAGTGCCACACGCCTGAACAGAGTGTACTGTTGGTGGTATGCAGATACCATGACCTGAGTCAGGGAGACCTGTGATTGGTGCTACTGGTAGTAATAGTCCGTATGCCATGATTAGAAGTCTTCTGGGTTTTTCTGTCCGTTGAACAAGTTGTTTACATCAGTAGAGAATTCTGAGATCTTAGAATCTACGTCTTGTCCATAGTCAAAGTCGTCATCATAGAACTCTTCCCAACTATCGTCTTCAAACTCAATATCGTTGAGGTCATCGTACGTTCCTGCCTTCTTCTGCTTTTTGAGAAGTTCTTTATCGCCAGGGTCATAAGAAGAACTATGCTTCTTCCTGAGTGGTACAGGTGGGTTAGGTTGAACGACCTCATCCCTTCTATCGAAGATACCACCACCACATTCATCAAAGAATGGATTGCCCATGTTCTTAGCAGTATTGCCAAATGCAATAGTAGAACCTGTACTCCAATTCTTGATAGACATAGTTCCTGAGTATGGTCCCATTTTTAGTCCAAGTTGATCTTGAAGATATGGGTTGATTGCGATAGACAAGTCATTAACATACTCTAACGCAAATTCATTCTGTCCGTTACCAGATGTTCCATAAAGAATTGCATAGAGCCATGATGTTGCATACCAGCAGATACCACCACCGAAGTATCCTTGGAGTGGTGCAGTGTATCCATCATAGATTCTAGATTCCCAGAACGTTTCACCAGGAGTCTTACCTTGTGTTTGATTCTCTCCACTACCATCTTTGAAGTATGCAGAGTATACATCAAGGACGCCATCACGGTTACCATCCCCACTGGACTTATACACATATGTATCCCAACATTCTTCCGCTGGCATACCACCACTCAATCGTTTGAGTGATGCACAGTATATGAAGTTATTGGTATTAGTAACACCAGACTCCCCAGGACTACCTGGGTCGTAATCAGGGTCCCCAGGGTTCCCCGTAGCGGGCACTCCTGGCGTGTTAGCGGTAGTGTAGCTGGGTGTCTGAGTTCTATACGATTCAATGTTATCACCTAACCAGACTTGCAACTGTTGCAACTCAGAAAAGTTAGCGTGATCCCAGTCGTAAGTATTCTCATCTAGACCAATCGGAACGAAGACCACATCATCACCACCAGAAGGATCCCAGTAGCAACGTCCTTCAATGTCTTGACCAGCAGATGCAGAACCCAAATTACGAGTACACTTCCAACACTCTTTTGTATCACCACTAAATTGAACAGGGCGTGGTTGCGTCAATGTTGGTTGTGGCAGTTTATGCATGAAGTTCATGAAGTTCTCACCATCTGGACCCGTGGTTTTGCCACGAACTTCAAGGTTAACTTGGAAGTGACCGTTGTCAGACTTCGATGCACAATACTTGTAGACGATCCAACCGAATGCTCTACCTGTTTCTTCATCAATATAGGGACAGGGTAGATCCTTGAAGCGTGTTACGTTGTAGAACTTAGGTTGAGGAATTACAATACACTCCTGTTTATTGTTCCAACCATACAAACTGGATATTCTATCCGTCTGTCTATCAACATCGTCAGCGCCTTGTTGGATTTGATCATAAGTATCCCGCATCATTTCATTAAATTGCTGACTAGCCTTCATGATATGCTTCACATCGGGCACTGTGAACAGTGCCTGACCCGCAAGAGCGGGCATACTGATCTTCACACAGTCCCCAGGAAGACTATTACAGAGAGAAATCTGCTCTACTTCGTCAATTTGACCAATTTTGATGTATCCAGTCGGATATTTCGTGTTGAATCCCTTCATCATTGAATCAAAAGATCCAATCGTACCGTCATCTAGGACGGAAAGTTCTGATTCTGTGAGTTTCTTGACCTTCTTGCCCTTTCCATCCTCCTTTGGCGCAGGCAAGTCTCGAATAATGTCTTTAAGCGTCCTTTTGTCGATAGTAATGTCTATCGGGTTACCATTTTCGTCAACACTGCCGTTTTTAATGACTCTTGTCTTGTTAGTTTTGTCGTTAACTGCCTCTTGGAACTTCCTCTGCCCCTTTTTCGTGTTGGGACCACGCATTGTATACTCTTCTTCCTCAACTTCGACCACAAAAACCCTTGGTGGGTTGTTAGGATCGGGATCATACCCTCTTCCACGGTCCTTAATTCTCACTTCGAGGATCAAACCGTCAGGATCGAGGCGTGCAACCTCCAAAACAGCGGGTTTCATCTTTTCTCTTCTGCGAGATTCGCTGCTAACCGTCTGTAATTGCTTATTCTCGAACGAAATTGTTTGAAGTATTGAGATATCTTCGTCTTGATCAGCACCTTCGATCTTCAAATCGGAGTTTTTACTGTACGGTGCAGCATCTTCACGGTCAACACTGTTCTGCTCCATGTCGCGCTTCAACTGTTTGTTGACATTTTTCTGAATACGCTTCATGTTGAAGTTATAATCCTCACCATCATAGTTCTCAACCTGGTTAGTTGGGGACTTATAGTTGGGAAGTTCGTAAGACATCTGCTGAACAGTGTCTCTTGTCATGTCCATAGCGCCATACTCGTTCAAGAGTGTAGGTTCTTGGATCACAATCTTCGGATTCTTGTATCCAAATCCAGCATTCTCGATCGTCACAGTCTCGATTCTGCCTTGTGTGTCAACCTTGACGCTCAATTCTGCTTGGTCTAGCGTCTTACTGTGGACCAAAGCGGTCTTATCGATCTCTACTTTATAGTAAGATAGCTTCTTGGGGAACTCATAGACACCAAAGAACCCTGCTCTACCCCCAATACCGTACCCACAAAGGATTTCAATGCGTGCAGCATCCCTTCCTTTGGGTGTAAACTGCTGTCCTGCCGTGAATACATCGCCCTGACCCTGCAATTCCATGTAACCACAGCGTAGTTCATTGCCAAAATACCCATACTCACCGATCTCCCACCCATTAATGGTGTCACCAGTCTCAAAACGATCCAATCCACCAGTGACATAGCGGAACAAAATGGTATGACTCTCGGTATCTACTGTCTTGAAGCACTCTTCTATCTCACCATCAGCGAAGTTAGTGAGTGTCAATGAGGAACTAGTGGTCTTCCACTTGTCTTGTCTGATCTCATAGAAGTGTGAGAAGTATTCTTTGGTTACATATTGCTCATCACACACGCATTTATCATCGTGTCTGTTGCCTGTACCGATCCTTCTGTTCGGACAATGGTTACGATCACTGATAGAATACTGTACAGAGAAGATAGGACCCTTCCATGGGTACTCTGTATTGTAGATATAGTAGAAGAACTGCGAGTCAAACGCAGTATGGAACTCCAAATACTTAGGTACAGACCCCTTTACTGCGCCATTCTTACCATAGAACCACTCAAACAGTGCATCTGCATTGTTCAGTGGACAGTAGTCGGGGTGTCCCCAGCGGAAATCAGGGTGTTTGTTGACTGAGTATGACCCAGTATTGCGACTACCCCTCATGTATGTGGGCGAAATCAGTGCCTGACCGTCTGCATCGTAGGTTCTTAGCGTACCAGCGTCGGCATCAAACTGATATTCGTAGTTTTCATGGACCCAAACTGCGGGTGTAGTCCCTCCTCGGGAGTAGTGACCCGCCAAATCGGGTTGTTCCCACTGATACCAACCCGCACGAGTTGCATAAGACACGGGAGCGCCATACCCAATAGGTCCAATCAGACCTTGGTCAGCATAAACTCTGCGGTTTCCACTGCCACCAGAGTCCTGAGCAAAGCACCAACCGACGATTCCGACGTAATCGTACTCTCTATCGCGAGGATCTCGGGGTTCAATGGGTCCACCATTGAGGTTTACCTCGCCTGCTGGGTTGACTGTGTAGAAATGATCCTTCTTACTACTGCTACTACTGCGGTAGTATTCATAAAGAGGTACAGGATCCTCGTCATGGTCAGCATACTCTCGGGCATCTGCCTCAGTATTGTAGATATAACCAAGTACATCGATGTAAACGTACCCACTAGCAGGTCCTCCTCCACCAGCAGGAGTGTAAGTCTGGTTGTTTGCTACTAGTTGAGTATCGTTCTTACTGTTCTCATACCAATGGTGTAGTGCTTTTGTCTTACCATCCTTTGGTGTTCGTGCAAGGAAGAAGACGGGAGCTCCGTTTCTGGGTTCTGGATTATAATTCTTTTTTACTGCGCCAGTTGAAGGACCAGTCTGCTCACCTGTGAAGTCAGTAGGCCAACGCAATGTGCTGCGTGAGGTGTACTTGTGGTCCTTACCACCTCTATACCAGCGGAAGATGGGTTGTCTATTGTAATCACATTCGTCCAGGTTTGAACCACTCTCGGCGTCTAGACATGCAGGATCGTTGTCACCAATGTAGAATACCTTATCCGCACCAAACGCAGTAGATCCAGGACCGTCCTCATTGAACGTAATCCTGTAATTAGGTCCAGGTCCACTATGGTGGGCATGACTTTCATAGTCACCATTGTCTGGGCGTGTCCAAGTCTTCTTGTACTCACCGCCGTCATCCACGTTGGGGAAACTGCGTCCAGTCTCCTGAATAAAAATAGACATTAAGGTTCTAAGACTTTGATGCGCTCTTCAAGCATATTTAGACGCACATACAGATCGTCGAACAATTCACGAAGATTAAGATATTCTTGATACCCTTCTGGTTTGTACTTTAACATATCCGCCCCTGGTTGAGGCATACGTCCCATGGCAGTTTCAATCACCTCTTGACGCTTAGATAGATTCTCTAATGCCTTAGAGATCATCTCCATATGTTCTTTGTATGCATCAAGGAATTCGTCTTGGTTCATAACTAATTAACGTGCTACATTACAGGTCCGACGCGGTTTTTTCAAGCGTCTTCGGATTTTTTCAAAATAATACTACCATCAATATCCTCACTCCATTCTAACACAGTACCCTCAAACCACCCAAGTTCATCCAATACCTCATCAGGCAATGTAATGAAGTAATTATCCTCTTCGTCTACTTCTACTGGTAGTGTGTATCTTCTTGACATACCTTACATCCATGACTATTTTTTATATAGGGTTTCAAGAGTTTACGCTCCTTTAACCTCAGAACTAATTCGGTATTGTCCGCATACCATTGCTGCCGAGTGAGATCTGTAACCTGAGAAGTATTGTACGCTGGGTGATGTAACATAAACCCATCCCCAAGGTATATACCGCAGTGGTTGGCAGTTCTATCCCCCTTCGCAGAATAACCGCCTTCTAGGCGATCCAGGTACAGTCTCATGATCATTACGTCCCCTACCTCAAACTCATTGAGTGGTGTGGGATCATATACACTTCCTTGGTAGACTGTAATGCCTCCCCCCTGCCTCTTCTGCTCCTCTTCGATGTACTCTGATTTGAACAGATACTTTCTTTGTGCTGGGTAGTCAAACAGTTGACATCCATAGAATTCATCATAAAACTCTCGGACGATTTGGTAACATCCTCCCAGTCCATGGTCGCGATGCGAATGAGGCCATGGGCGACCTACCCAGTCCTTCCAGACTTCTGAAACCTCGTAGTTGTATGCCCTGCGAGTATCTTTAAGGTCTCGATAAAACATAGTGAGATGTATGCGAGTTCATCCCTTAGGGTAATATTTTTACCTGGGAAATTTTTTGTGGGTGGGGGAAACGGATACATGAATAATATATCGACCGCTCTGGGATACTTTTGTAGGTTAGAGAGAAGGTACTTTTTAATATACCCGCTTCGCGGTATAACAAATAGGGGACATAATTAACTGTCCCCAGTGACTACATCATAACATAATCCTTCGAGGATTAGGTAGTCGCACCACTGTGTATATTGTGTGAGTTGTTCATTCAAACCAGTGTCAATTAGGAACTGTGCTAACTCTATCTGTTCCTCTGGTGGTAGTGAACCAGCATCATAAAGATCTAGCAATAGTTCATACTTACTGGGGAGAGTCATTGTTGTGAATAACGGAGAGAATCAGTGAGTGCTTGTTGATAGTTAGTGAATGGACCATACTTAGGACAACCATCGTAATCGTATCGCCAGAAGTGTTTACGACGGTCCTCCCATATGATAACACTAACAGGGGGATCTGTGTCTAGTTTGATAGACTTACTCATGACACATCACCTAGAAACTCTTCTGAGATAATCTCATAGTTAATGTCATCGTACTCTGAATCTTCTTCTAGGATGTCATCAATCCAATCAGTAGTTAGTTCTTCATTCATGATTGATTGTCCCAGTTAGTGTCATCAATACGTTGGTTCTTTCGTTGATACTTACCTGTGGAAAAGTCTGTGGAATTGTCATCATAATAGGTGTCACGTTTAGACCCCGAATACTGTCTCTTTTCTCGGATAGATTTGGGGCGTCTGCTGTTATGCAGGTCATTGCGTTTGTATGTGCGACCCATGGGAATGTTTCAGTGAATGTGTCTGTGAGGGACTTTGGTAGTATGTATCATTTTGGCAGTAATGTCAAGGGGTCTGTGAGTGTTTGTGAATCGTCTCCTATGTGTTGACAGAGAGGGCGTGATAGGTTACACTCCAAGGCAACAACAAATGAGAGGATTAATGAAACAAATAGAACACTAATGTATGTTTATTTGTATATTTAATTTATCCACAGGAATGTGGAAAACTCTCCGCAATGTTGTGGAAAAGTGTATCTATGTAGGGATGACATTGAATGTTAGAGTGATGCGATTGTCTGTGGGGTTTGATTCATAACCATGGGTAAGATTAGATGGATAGATGATACAATCTCCATTAGAGTAAGGTATAGTTGCTTCTTGAAGATTGAATGCAGTCATTTGTTCAAACGGTAGCATCATGACAGGGAACATTTGGGACATAACATTACGTTTGAATTTCATAAACGAATGTTGTTCTGGTTCGTAGTTAATGAAGAGAGTGCCACTGAATAAACAATTAGAGTGTTCATGTGGTGCATAGATAGCGCCTTGATGTGCGACTTCTACATATGCATCAGAGATAGCAAAGTTTGATGCATAGGAGAGACCTGATTCATTTGCTTTTCTTGCTGCTGTGAGTAGTTCTGCTTTAAGATCTGGGAGGTCTTCAAGTATTTTATTTGTTGGTCCTACTTGTTGAACATTGTGGCAAATTGTGTTTCTGTCATGATCAACGAAATCTTCATTCTTCATCCAGTTTAAGATAGGCACGATGAAATCAGTCATATCGTACTTAGTAACTGGTGTCATGAAGAGACCATAAGTTTCGTATTGAACTACGTCATCAAGATTAGGAGATAGTGAGATTTCTTCTGCCATGATATTAGAAATGAGTGTGCGAGTAGGTGTTACTATGTAGGTTGTGATTAAGGGGCGTTCTAGACGCTTCTAGGGGCATGTGGAGGAGTCTAAAATCATCTTCGATATTAGAGAAGAAGATGTAAGCATTGTCTCTGTATGTTGTGGTCTTTCGTAGATAGAGTTTATCATGAAAAGAGAGGGGACGCAACATTAGTTTTCTGGGGTTTCGTGAACGGTGAAGATGTCTACTGTTGGGTGAAGTTGTTTGCAGATAGCGTATGCTTCGTGTTTGTATTCTCTGAGGTAGTTAAGAGCAACGTGACGTTGTTGTTTGTTGCAATAACCGTAACATGTCCAGACTTTCATTGTTAATCAGAAGCGGATGTTTAGTTGTGCATCAGGGCGGATGACTTCCGCAGCATTGTTAAGTTGATCAGAGATAAAGAAGCGAGCGTCGTTAGAGTTATAGATCAGAACACCGATGACAATGAGGAGAAGGAATTTCACTTGATTAGAGTAGAATGAAGGTTTGCGAGATTTGTTGAGTGCTTTCAACATAAATCAGTGCCAGTTACCGAGATTCATGGAAGAAAAGAAAGGAACAACGGTAACACCTTGGGCGGTGTCCATTTGCACAAACCAATCAAAGTTCTTGGCGAAGACTTTATCATTGTCAGCACCATTGGCGGCAAGGATAGCATTGAGGCGAGATTTTGTGGTGTTGGATTGCCAACCACCATCAAAAAGACGAATGAAACCTTCACCGATTTCAGCGATCTTGTTGCCGTGGAGACGAACAACAGAGACCTGATCTTCTTCGTTAAAGTGAACAGAAGTGTTGCCAGATTGCCAGTTGCTGCTGTTAGCAATGGCGTTGTTCATTTGCTGTTCGATCTTACGCATGATGAGAGAAAAGAAAGGTTTGAGGTGTGGAGGGCGGATCGGGTCGCTGTCCCCTCCACCTCTTTAATATAGAGCATTTTGGGGGTCGTGCCCATTTTGTGTGCCACCTTGCCAACTGTCCTCAGCGATCGAATTCTTTATGTTGTGCGATGTATTGTGTCACTGCTTCGTTAATGTACTCTTCGATAAGTTGCTTAGCGTCAGCAACAGTATCAGCACCGAAGATACGCTCGTAAATATACACGCCAGGGTGGAGTTCACGTCGCTGATTGATACGATACTTTGGAGGGATAGCGTTACCAATGTGGGGACCATCGCGATCTTCGGTGATAGTGAAAGCAGCGTGACGAGTGTTACCAGTCCACACAGAATCTTCGCTCACGAATACATCTTCGTGATAGTAGAAAAGATCATTGCGGCGGGAAGATTCTTCGATGATGAGCATGATGCGGAAAAAGAGGAAAGTTTAGTGTAGGAAATGCGGAGAGATTACATACCGTTGAGGAAGTCGTGCAGTTCCTCGCGGTATTGTTCTTCGGACTCAAAGTATCGTCCGTGGATATACTTAGGGAACTCATGCTTCTTAAACATTTCAGAAGCAACTTGCACGTCTTGCTTATCGTAACCCATTTCAATCAGGTTGTTGACGTAAGGATTGTTTGTCATTGATTTGTTGTAATGTTGAAACCAGTTTGCGTCGTACTTAGGCATCATCCTGCAAAGATTCCCATGCATCGTAGAACATATCCCACGCATCGTTGTTATGAACAAAGGTGGAAACTTGTGCCATTTCACACACCCAATCGTAGCACATGTCGATGTCAGGGTTCATCTCGTAGAAGAAATCTGCCATCCCTTGCAGTGCATCAGTGAATGCGGGAGTGATGGTCATGTCGGTTGCGTTGTTTTCCATGCTTCTAAGATACACGGTCCTGGTGGTGCTGGTAGTTCGTGGTGATACAAAACCACGAAACCACCTGAGGAACTGTCACACTAGTTCTCTTCAATCAAGAGATCAGGATAGTATTCTTCAACCTCTTCAATTAGTTCATTCACAGTGTACTTATCGAGGTTTTCATCCAGTTGATCATACACTAATGCAATGAGATCTTTGAGGTCCATGCCATCAATGATTCGATCAATGTATGCTGCTTGGAGTTCATCACGGTTCACGATGTTGTCAGTGGTGTTGCTCATTGTGGGCGAAATCCTTTGATGGTTTGTGTAGCAGTCCAGACGTTACGTTTTCGTGCTGCGTTACGTCGAAAGTCCCTAGATGTGGGTCGCTTGGTGACAGTCTTGTTGGAAGGAATGAGAGACTTACTTAATGTTTTCATTGAGGAAATTGAGCGGACCAGTTGCAATCATATCGTACAGTTCATCGACTGTAACTTCTAACTCTGCTGCAAGAGATTCAGCAGTCCAGATGTAATCGTGGTTCAATAGATTTGTGTCCAGCGAGTGTGTTGTTGTTTGGTGATTTGTCCTGCATGTAACATGTTATCACACACATTAATGAAGACATTGAACTTCTCTAATCTATCAAGTTTGTGACATGATGCTGTCTCCTTGATAGTGTTAAGAATGAATTGCTTTGTGATCGACATCAGCAGAATGCAGGAGTGTAAGAATCAGGGCATTTGTCTGTATTGAAACCAGTTACTTCTGCACCGTTAGCAACACGCTCAGCAACCTCATGTGAGAAGGTGAGAGCAGTAACAACGGACCAAGATTGTTGTGCTTTACCATAATCAGAGGGGAAAGTTACACGCTTGATGAAACGTTTGACAACAGTCTTCACACCCTTTTCTTCACATGCTTCGGCAATGAATGCCTCAGGGAAGAAGTCAACGATGCAGATGGAATTGGTGAGTTGCATGAAGTGAATTCCTTTGACTCTTTAATAATACACGAGAACAGACCCTGCACAACCGATGGTGTGCAGGTTATCCGATTGGCACAGTCACCAGATCATGGGCACTGGGGTAAGATTGCTCACGTTGATTTCTTGATAGTCTGCCTTGCTATTCTGCTGGCGCACGTTATCAATATCAAAGTACAGATCAATGGTATCAACAATGCCGTGGTATTGACGTTGCAGAACATCATCCAACTTAGTGCGATTCTTAGCACTCAGAACATCATCGAAACCAGTCACTTCGCCTGCTGTGTTGAAACGAGGTGCAACGCGAGGGAGAACACTAACGAAGAGAATCTTCTCGATGGAATTGCATCGGGGAGCGTAATACAAACGTGCCGCTTCACCGATAGTGGTATTTGCATAGTTCTTGATATTCTTGTTCACATTGCTGTTGATTGCTTTGGCAAGAATAGCAACGCGGATGTCACCATCAGCATCAAATCCTGCAATGTCAATATCAAACGTGCCACCAAAGGCATCTTCTTGCAGTTGATATTCAAACTTCCAAGTGTACTCTGCGAGGTCAGGATTAGCATTCAAGATCTCATCGAGCAGCACTTTATGCAGTTCGTCAGTACGCTTGGAGGAGCGAACATTTTGGAATGAAGTTGAAAGGAACTCTTCGAGAATCATGGGTTGTTTGTCTCAACAATGTAATAATACACGAGCACGAGCGTCTGTCTAGAACTCGTGGACCACTTCGCGAGGTGTCACATTCAAATTGAAACTTAGCGTCAATCGGTTAGTGTCATGTTTCTGCATTCTTACGCCATGACGTACAAACGAAGGGAACACAATCAGGTCCCCCTCGCTA